CATATGTGGGCCGACGACCCCCTAGAATTGTTAGCGATGGCGGACGCGATCGGGGTGGATCGGAAGTGGCTGCAGGGTCCCCCGACGGCGTCGTGGCTACACTTCGACGTGAGCCTCGGCGCCAAGGCAAAGGCGATCGCCCTCGGGGCGGTCCTAACCGACAAGTATGGACCCGCCGAGCACGTCGCCCGGCAGGCGATCAAGAGTGCAGAGCGCAAATTGGCGATGATCGCTGCTGCGCGGGCTCGCCGGCAGGAGCCGACCACTTGAGCGACGACCCGGCGCCACGCGTTGCCATCTATCGCGAGCCGTCGGATGCCGACGTGGCGGCGGTCTCCGCCGCGGCGCGCCGGGTCGTCGACGAGATCGCGAACACCCGGGCGTTCCTCGGACCTCAAGAGGTCAATGACCTATACGTCCGGGCGATCTGGCGCGCCGTCGCGGGTCGCGGCCGGACCGACCTGACGAAGCGAATTTTCGGAAATCGCACCGCGACCCGCTGGACGGAACCGGACGCACAGTCCTATATTGCTTTCACGGACGGCGATTGTGCCGCCCGCGAAAAGGACCCGCCCCGATGGCCGCGACCCGCATCCCCGCCAACCTGCCCGCCAACGCCGTTACGTTCCGCGCGGTTGTCTTCGCCGCCGACGTGGACGACGGGGCCAAGACGATCATCGACATCATCGAGGTCGATACCGCCGGCGACGTCCGGTCCGCCGCCCGGTTCCTCCGCGGGTGGGTCCGCTCGCGCCGCGCGATGCACGACGCCGCGATTGCGAACGAGGTTCTGGCCGTCGCGATCGACGCTGCGGGCGAGAACGTCGTCCACGACGAACTCTCGCGCTACCTCGCGGCTTGAGTTCGATACCGCTAGACGTTGGAGGCTAAGATGATCCGCGCCACTTACACCGTAAAGTTCCCGATCCGCTCCACCCGCCGGGTCAGCAATACCACCCGCGTCAACGTCGTCCGCGATACCATCGAGGAAGCGTACGAAGAAGTCATCAAGCACCGCAAGGTCGGGAGCTATGGGACCTTTTCGGACGTCGAGTTCATCAACGACGATGACCTTTTGGCTTGGCTGCGAGCCGGTGTTAACTCCGGCTTTGCAAAGCCGGAAGTCCTCAAAGTCATCCCTGCTGCCGAGGTCAACGCGTTCGCCCCCGCGGATTGATCGCCCGGAGGGCGCCCGGTTCCGCCGGGCGCCGTCACGGCAATCAAGCCGATCGGAACCGGAGGACGCCGCCATGACGAACTTTGACGACCTTGAGACCCCGCCGACGAGCGGCTCGTTCGCCTCATCCTCGCCATCGCGCGCCAAGCCGCCGCGCCCGACGTTCACCTGCATGTCCTGCGCCGGCACGGGCCGCTATGCGGGCCCGCGCGTCCGGCAGGCCGCGACCGAGTGCTTCGCCTGCGCGGGNCGCGGGTACCACCTGCAAGCGCCGGGCGTGCGGAAGGCCGCCAACGCGAAGCGCAAGGCGACGATCGAGACCCGCCGCGAGGAGCGGATCGCTGCCCTTGGCGATCTCTACGAGACGATGACCGCGAACGCGCATTGGTGCACGTTCTTCGCGTCGATGCTTGAGCACATCGAGACCCGGGACATGAGCGAGGGGCAGCTTGCCGCGGTTCAGCGGACGGCCGCGAAGATCGACGCGGGCCGCGCCGAGCGCGCCGCCAAGGCTGCCGCCGAGCAGGCCGCGCGGTCCGTCGATATCGGCATGTCCGCGATCGAGAAGCTTTTCGCGACCGCGACCGCGAACGGTCTCCGCAAGCCGATCTTCCGGACCGGCCGGCTGTCGATCTCGCCGGCGCCGGCGCACGGCCGCAACGCGGGCGCGGTCTATGTGAAGGACCGCGGCGAGTATGCGGGGAAGATCGTCGACGGCCGGTTCGTGCCGGCTCGCGACGCCGCGCCGGACGTCGCGACGATCCTGCGGGATATCGCGGCCGACCCGGTCGAGAGCGCGCGCGCCTACGGGAAGGCGACGGGCATGTGCTGCTGCTGCGGCCGGACGCTCACCGACCCGGTGTCGGTCGCCAACGGCATCGGGCCGATCTGCGAAGCGAATTGGTTCTGAGGGTTCAACCGGCGCCGGCGATCCTGCCGGCGCCGCCAGCGAGGGGAGACGACGACTATGACCGCCAAGAGCCGCAACCGCCGGCACAACCGCGTCAAGCTGCGCCGCGCCTTGAACGCGAGCCACGAGCCGATCGGCAAGCATAGCCTCCGGTGGGCGAACATCGCCGGGCATGGCTCCGGGTTCCGCCGGCAGCGTTTCCTCGCGACGCAGGGAGACGACCGATGAGCGCGATGGGATACCGCGAGGCGCTCCGGTGGATCGTCATGAACGATGACGTGGAGTTCCTCGACGAGCCGGACGACCCGCCAAGCGTGACGCTATGCTTCGCCGCCGACGTGTTCCGCCGCACCGTCGAGATCGCGCGTAGCGACCTCTTGGCGATGCGCGCGACGCTGCGCCGCCAAGGCGTTATCGGGTAACGGCGCGACCTCAAGCGCGCAACGTTCTGCAATCCGCACGGATTGACAAAAGCGGACGTTGCGTCCGTTATCGGCCGGCCGGGTTCGGACAACCCGCCCGGCCGATAAGAGGAACGACCGATGGAAATCAAGTGCAGCATGGACGTCGCGACCCGCGAGGACGCGGCCCGGGAACTCGCGGACCTCGCGGGGTACGCGGCGACCGTCGACGATACGGGCGAGCACCCGAACGTCCAATGGACGGCGCATATCGTGGACGACGACGACGTCGCGCGGTTCGTCGCCGCCGCGGCGTGGGGACTAGACCGAACCCCGGCGGCTTGCGCGGCTATCGCCAGCGAGGTCGGGGCGATCCTCGCCCGGTACCCGGCGAGCGACGCCTAGCGGTCCCGGGGGCGCCGGCCGGGGTTGATCCGGCTGGCGCCGAACCCGGCGGTGCGATTATTCAACAAAATGCAACGCACCCCTGTGGACATAACCGGACGCCGCGTCCTATAACCAAGGGGTCGGCGGCGCTTGGGCCGCCGTGGAAAAGGAACGCACCGATGACCGCCAACATTCCCGCCGAGATCGCTTCCGTCGTCACCGGCCTCCGCGCCCGCGCACAGCGCGAGTTGCGCTACGCGACGTCGGTTCACTCGAACACGGGCGAGCCGGTCGAGTTCGTCACCGGCGCCGAGGACGGCAGCCTCACTCGCCGGTTCGTCTCGCACATCGCGGCCGACGAATGCACCCATATCGCCGACTTCATCGAAAGCGTTCTCGCCGTCCACGGGATCAACGACCTCCGGAACGCCCTCGTTGATCGCATCCTGCAGTTCGCGCCGCGCGGTGGTGAGGACCCGTTCCGCGCCGTCGCCAACCGCACCCGCGCCGAGATCGTTGGCGACGTCTATCGCCGCCTCTCCTAACCGGACCTCGCCGGCGCCAGCGAGGCGCCGGCACCCCTCCCCTCGCGACAAAGGATCAAGCCGATGACCATCACCGTGTTCCACAGCGATATCGACGGGAACGACCTCGCCAAGCGCACCTTCGCGAACCTCACGGCCGCGCGCCGGTTCGCGCAGGGCGCCATCGGCAAGTATCCCTGCATCGAGGACACCTATGCGGTCGACCTCGACACCACCGGCGAGCGCATCGAAGCGCGCGGCTGCAAGGTCGCCGACCTGTTCCCCTGCTGACGATCGACCCTCGCCGGCGCCAAGCAAGGCGCCGGCGCCACCCCTCAAATCGGAGCCACAGCTATGCGCCTTTGCCTGACGATCGAACCCCGCGGCGCCGCGTTCGGCGACACCGCCGAGACCGCAAGCGTCGAGACGGCCCGCATCCTGCGCCGCCTCGCCGCCATCATCGAGGACGGCCGCGGCTACCCGGGCCCGATCGCGGACAGCCGCGGCGACCTCGCCGGCGAGATCAGTTGGCGAAGGGAGTGACGCGGGTTGATCTCTCGCCGGGCGGGGGCGTTGTCGCGCCTGCCGCCTCGCCGGCGATCAAGCCGATGGAGGAAGTCTCATGGCCTATGACGTCCGCTACCGCCGCGTCTACACCGCCCTCAAGCGGTTCGGGTTCTCTGCCCTCAAGGCGTTGGAGATCGTCGTCTCCGCCAAGCGCCGCGACGGGTACGCGTTCGCGGCGATCCGGGTCGCCCGCCAGCACGGGAAGGGCTGATCCATGATCGCTTACTGCTACCGATCCGGCGAGATCGACTTCGGACAGCGCGTGCCGTCCGGCGCGCTGCTAGTCCTGTCCGGCCGCGGCCGGATCGTTCGCGAGGTCGTCTCCGGAGGCTGCCGGCTCGCGTATGACGGCCGGACGCTACTTGTCCCCGGCGTCCCCGAGGCGCCTACGGACGGCGCCGCGCTCGCGGCCGCGGGGGCGTTCCGCGACCGCATGGCGGAGAACTACGCGCGCGCCGTCGCGTCCCGGGAGGCGGTCCGATGATCGGCCTTGCGGATCGACGCGAGCGGCTCATCGCGGACCTCATGGGCGAGGTCGAGAACCTCGCGGCGCACGATCGCCTCGTCGCGTCGCTGCATCCCGACTATCGGGTTCACCACGACTTCGCGCCCGTCCGCGAGGCGATCAAGTCGGCGCGCGAAACCGTCCGGCAGATCGCCGCGCTCGCGGTAGATCAAGAGATCGCTGAGACGGCCGACGCGGACCTGCTCGTGGACGTCCACGACGGGCGCAACGCCGTGACGGCCGTCCGGCTGGCGGATGCCTTTCCGGACGATCCCGAAGGCGTGGCGGCAATCGCCCAGGCGCTTCGCGCGCGAGGCGAGGCGCACGCGTGCTCAGGCGGAAGGCCGGGCGCCTACGTGGCGCTGTCGGAACCGACCGGCGCCGCCTCGCTGGCGGACCGCAGGTGAGCGCCGAGGCGCCGGCGGCGCTTCCACCGTACCTGTCGGCCGATGAGATCGCGTTGCTCCGCCGGGTGGACGATGGGTCGTTCGGTTACGGGGCGATCGTCGCCAAGTCCCCGGAGCGAGACCGGCTCAAGCGGCTCGGCTTGATCCGTCGCGGCCGTCGGGCGAACGCGGGCCATAGTTGGCACTGGCTGACGACCGAAGCCGGACGCGAGCGCGCCGCGGCGCTTCGGTCCGCCGGCGATCCACGTAGGCGACCGTAGGCGCGCATTCGCGGGTCCGTGGGTCCGATCCCCCCGGCCGCGCCTCGCGCTCGTCTACGGGCCTGCCGGCCGCTTTGCGCCGCGGGATGCAAAATGCAATAGAAATGCAATTCGGCACTGGACGCTGCGTCCGGTCGCACCCTATACCTTCAAGCACGGGTCGGCGCGGTTGCCCCCCGGCTTNNAAAGGAACCGACCGACTGGCCGTCACGATCCGCCCCGAGACCTTCACGATCACCGAAGTGAAGACGACCGAATACACCGTCAAAAAGTCGGTTCACTCCTACACCGTCGAGAAGGGCACGGTCGAAATGAGCCTCCGCGGCAAGACGGTCATCGCCAATGCTTGGCGGTTCGCCGGCCGGGACGACGGTCGCCTGTCGGTTGACGGTTTCGTCGGCCGGTACGTCACGAGCCCGAAGCCGTGGCGCGCTTCGGTCGACTTCAAGGCCGACGGGACGATGGGTTTCGTCCACTTCGGTCGAGACGATCGGTCCGGCCGGTTCAATAAGCAGAACGCCATCGCGTATCAGCCGGAAACGTACGCGGCGATTTGATCGCCGAGGGGCGGCGCCAATCCCGGCGCCGCCCGACCGCCCGAAAGGAACCCCGCCATGCAGTTCGCATCCGCCACCGACCTCGCCATCGCGCTCGCGGCGCGCGCCGGCACCCTGCGGTTCGTCACCCGGCCGTCGCGCCTCGGCGGGACGTTCGTCGCGATCGAGGACGACGCGGGGGTCATCGAGGTCGCGGACGACCTCGCGGCCGCGGAAGCCCGCAAGGCGGAGTGCGCGCGCCTCCGATAGGCGCGCGACCCGCATCGCTTTCTCGCAACAAAATGCAACTCAGGGGCTGGACCGAACCGGCCGCTGCGTCCTATAAAGGACGGGTCGGCGGCGATCGGGCCGCGGACGCAAGCGAGGGCAAGACGATGGCCAAGCCGGTTCAGATCGACACCACCGAGTTCCGCGCCGCCAACGCCGGCCGCTCGCCGGTCGGGACCTACGGGACGTTCGTCTTCGAGATCGGCGAGGCGGTCTACCGCTACAGCGGCCCTTGGCAGACCGCCCGCCGGAACGCCGGCGACGTCGCGGCTTTCGCCGGCATCCGCACCGCGTACCTCATCGGTTGAACCCGGGCCGCCACGGCTCAAGCAAAGGAACGGACCCGATGCGCAAAGTCCTCACCCCCCGCCCGGTCGACGCCGAGAACCGCGACAACCTCATCGCTGTTCGCCGCGACGTCCGCGCGTCTCTTGCCGACGCGATCCGGTCGCTCGGCGATATCGCGCCGGACCGTTCGCATTACGCGGCCGACGCGGCTTTCGCCCGCGACGTCGCGATCCACCGCGAGCGCGTCGCGTTCCTCACGGGTCTCCTGCACGACGTCGTCGTCGAGGCGGATGCGCTCGCCGCGCCGCGCCGCTAACCCGCCCCGCCTCACGCAACCCCTCAAGAGGGACGCCCCGATGACCGCCACCCTTTCCCGTACCGACCTCGCCGCCGTCGCCTTCGTGCCCGGGTACGACGATAACGAGACCGTCCTCGAACTCACGGTCTCGCGCGACGTCGCGGTGCGGGTCTACCGCGCGATCTCCTCTTGGGTCGCGGACGCGTTCGAGGCGACGGCCGGCCGGTACTGCCCGATGATGGGCGACGTCGAAAGCCCGGAACACGCGTGGGCGATCCTCCCCGAGGGCCCGGTTTCGGTCGACCTCGCGCGCGGCGTCGTCAGCCTCTCGTTCGCCCACGCCCCCGAGGGCATCGACCGCCTCGACGGCTCGCACCCGGATTGGTTCCGCGGCAACCCGGATCGCCTGTGGCTTGAGGCGGTCCCGCGCGTCCGGGCGATCCTCGCCGCTTGACCCCCCCCGAACCCAAGAGGTCCGCATGTCCGTCCCGCCAGCGATCCCATCCGTCGAGGAGGCGCGCGACGCCTTGGCGGACCTGTTCTATGCCGCGCAGTGGTTCGCAGCCGGGCCCGCCCGCGGTGGCGCCGTGACGCATACGATTGTCGTCGACGACGAGCCGGTGCGCGCGCTCGTCGTGGCGCTTGGGTTCGACATTGAGCCGGACGAGCCGGTCATGAACGTCCTCTCGCGCGCTTGCACGGGCGAGCCTCGCCGATGAGCGGCGACCCGGTCCTCGTCATGACGTTCGCCGCGTGGTGCGCGTGGACCGGCACGACCGGCGACGCGGACGTCGACGGCCACATTCACGCGGGCCTGAGGTCCGCTCCGGACACCAAGAGTTATCGGCGTTGGCACGCGTGGCGTCTGCGCACCTTGCAGGACGAGCGCGACGCCAGCCGGTCGGCTTGGCGCGAGGCGATCGAGCGCGGGTTGATCCGCGAGCCGACCTCGGACGAACGCCTGCGCGCCATCGCGGGCGGGCACGAGGACAACGCCGCGACGCACGCGGCCCGGCGCGTCATGGACAAGCGGGCCGCGCGGCTCGCGGCTCAGGAGGGGCGAGAATGAAGAACGTCACGGCATACTGCCTCGCGTCCGGCGAGATCGTTTTCCACGCTGGCCCGGTCACGGGCGACGTCGCGAAAGGCATCAAGCTGCTGCACGGCCGCGACGACCTCGTGCGCGAGATCGTGACCGCCGAGGCGCAAGCCGGCGAGGGCGAGTGCGCCGGCCGGCTGTTCGCCCCCGACAACTATCCGGGTGCTGGCGGGGAGTTCGACGGGTTTGCTCGCGGTATCGCGCTGCGAGCCCGGGTCGAGGTCGCCTACTTGCGGCGACTTCGCGAGGAACGCGCCGACGCGACGGCGCGCCGGCTCAAGCGGCTGAAGCGCCGGCCGCGGCTCGGGGAGGCGAAGGAGCACGTCATCACGATCCGGCTGCGGTTCGATCGCCCCGTCAGTCCCGCGGCTGCCGGCCGGGCCGCTCGGGCGGAGTGGGCGGGCACCGGCGGGTTCAACGCCAGCGAGGCACAGCAGGAGCGCGACGGGTGGACGCTCGCGCGCGTGGGCGCAATCGCGGCGCTGCCGCTTTCGGAGGACTGACGATGCCTGAGAACTACGTTCGCGCGACGACGCGCGAGGTCATCCGCTTCTACGCCGAGACGACGGAGCAGCGGGCCCGCCGGTCTCAAGAGCGGCTGAACGCCGTTCTACTCCTGAGCGCGGCCGAGAACTCGATGCTGCACGCGGCCCTGCGGGACCTCGCGGCCGCGGACGAATGGAGCGGCGTCGAGCGGCTCGCCGCGGCCGGGAAGGACGCGTGGGAGATCACGGCGTTTGTCGTCTCGCGGCTCGGCCGGCTCGGGAGCGCGTCGACGAACCCCCTACAGGCGATCGTCGATAGCGCGCGCGCCAGCGCGCTCGCGGAAGCCCTTGACGTCCTGACGGGCCCGCAGGCGGTGACGCCATGAACCGGGATCGCATCCGCGAACTCGCGGACGTCATCGAGCGCGGCGAACCCCCGATCCCCGGCATGAGGTTCGACATGCGGCACTTCTTCGCCCCGTCGATCGAGAACATCGAGACGAACGGCGCGACCTGCGGGACCGTCGCGTGCATCGCCGGGTGGGCGGTCGCCAAGTGGGGGAGCCGCGACGACCTCTTGAGAATGAACGGCGCCGGGGTCTCGGAAGCGGCCGCGCGGCTGCTCGGTCTCTCGCGCGAAACCGCCTACTCGCTGTTCACGCCGTTCGGCGAGGACGGTGGGGCGCACAACCCGTTCGCCGCCGGCGGGATCAACGCCGCGCGCGTCCTCCGCAACCTCGCGGAGACCGGCCGGGTCGACTGGCGGGTCGCTTAGAACAACCCGGACGCGTGAGAGTGAAGACGTAGGCGCGCCGCATCGGCGCATGGAGGACGACATGAAGCGACTAAAGGCAAAGCAGACGAACAACATCGGCACTGTGGGAAAGATCGCCGGAGACTACGTCCCGTCAGACGCGATCGCCGCTGAGGCGCGCGACTGGTCGCTGTCGGGCCTATCGGGCCCGGCGGTCATGGCCTCGACCCCCGGGGACGAACTCGCGGCCGAGGCGGCGGCGCCGGCGACGGGCAAAGAGTGGTCTATGCCGGACGGCCGCAAGTGGGTCGTCGAGCCATTGGAACCGTTCGCGCCGGGACAGGACGACGGGCCGATCGAGCAGCCGCCCGCGAACTCGTCGCTGCTCGACGCCTTGCGCGCGGAACGCGCAGCGCGTCGGCNAGTCCGCCGACAAGCGGATGGAGACATTCGGGGAGAACACGCTGCTGAACGCGGCCCGCGGGTGGGTGCTCGCCGAGGCGGTAAGCGCCGCCATCGCCGAGGACGAATGGCGACGCCTGATCCGGATCGTGACCGATGACGTCACGGCGGCGGACGTTCTCGAATATGTCTCGGAACGCATGACGACCTGCGAGGTCGACACCGGGCCGCTTGGGTCGTTCACGTACGCGGCCCGGCTCCACACCCTCGCGATCATGGTCGGGATCGCGACCGCGTCGCTGCCGCGCGCCGGCGGTGCGGCATGACCTCGCCTATCAGCACTTTCCGGTTCCGCTTGTCGGAACGGCTGGCGCGCGACCGGCAGGCGGCGGTGCCGCTCATGGCCTCAATGGCGGGCGCGAGCGTCGCGATGGCGATCGACCTCGTGGCCGTCGGGGGTCGCTTGGACGAGGTCCTGCGGGCCAGTGCGGTCATCCGGGCGTGGGGCGACGCGTTCAATGCCGCGTTGCTCGCCCGGACGGTCGAGGACGCGCGCCAACGCGTCGACATGATGCACGACGCCGCGAATGAGCAACTCGCGGCCCGCGACCCGGATTGCGACGAGGACGTCATCCCGATCCTCGTCCTCGCGACGCGCGCCAAGGCGCTGCGGGAGATCATCGAGATCGCGGAAGCGATGATCCGCCAAGAGGGGGCGCCGTCATGAAGGTTCACGTCATCGACGCGGTGCGGAACGCCGTCGAGGTCAACTGCGACCTCGCGACCGTCCTGCCGGACGAAACGCAGCGCGCGCTCGTCACGCCTTGGCTTGTGGGCGAGCGCGGCACGGCATCCTACGGGGACGGGACGTCGATCCTCGTGCGGGCCGACAGCCCGAACGGCTATCGGATCGAGGGGGCGCACACGGCGATCGGGTGCTTCGAGATCGCGGGCGTTAGCCGCATGTCGTCGACCCACAGCCTGCTCGCCCGGTTGCGCGAGGAAGCCATGTCGGCCATGTGCGGCGCGTTCGTCCGGGTCATGTCGGGGGGCGGGCGATGAGACGTCTTCTCGCGCGCCTGCTGGCGTTCACGTTCTTCGAGGCGTTCTGGCTTACCCTCGCGGTGGCGTTCCTCGTCCACGTCCTCCTCGTCGCGTCGGGGACGTTCTCGTGATCGCGCCCGGCGACGGGCGCCTGCCCATCATCGCGCGGTTCGTCGGCTTGAGCCTGCCGGCGACCCGCTATCTCATCGACCTCGTGGGCCAGACCGACGGCGCGATGCCGGAAGGCTGGCGGGCGCCGCCGCGGTCGCTGGTCGATGCGAAATTGGTATCGCACGACCGCTGGGCGGCGAGCCTCGGGATATCGGCCGGCGCGTTGCTCCTGCCGGGCCGCGCTGTCGCGCAACGCGTGATCCGGTTGCGCGATCAAGACGAGTGGGCGGTGCCGACGCTCAAGCGGCTGCGCAACCTCATCGGCGATCAAGTCGGCCGCACGACGTCATCGGCCGTTCTGACGTTCTCGGAATGCGCCTCTGCGGGAGGCCTCTACGCCGCGGCGGTCGAGGGTCGGCTCGTGCCGGCGCTGCGCGCCTCGACGATCGCGCAGGCGTGGCGCGACGTCGCCGGGGAACTCGACCACGCGGCATCGGCTCGCGAGGTCGATGCGGCGATCAATCGGCTCACCCAGCAGGCGATCGACGCCGCGTTGTCCCGGAAGGTGGACGGCGACGAGACGGTCGCGGCCGTGTGGGAAGCGCGCGCGGTCGCGCTCCTCGCTGTCCGGGATACGCTGCGCCGCGAGGTCCGGAACCCGATGGGAGGCGAGCAATGACGGACCTGACGGACGACGCGGTGCGGGAGATCGCGCGATGGACGGGCTTCTCTATCCAAGGGGTCCGGTACCTGACGGACTGCGATCCCGCGGCGGAGACCCGTCGCCCCCCGGGGTCGCTCATCACGCGCGGTCTCGTGGAGCAGATCGTCGACCTCACGGACAGGCGACGCGACCCCCCGAAGCTGTATCGGCTCACCGAGCCGGGCGGCGAGGCTCGCGGGCACCTGCTGCGCCTCGCGGCCGCGCCGCCGGACACGATCGAGACCTTGCGCGCGATGCTGCGCGCGTCTCGCGCCGGGGTCAATCGCGCCGTCATGGCGCGTGACGCGAGCGCGATGGCGCTCAAGCGCGACGGCATTTTCGAGGCTGCCTTGGGGGGATGGCTCAGGGTCGCGATCCGGTCCGGCGGGGCGGTGTTCGCATGGGAAGCCGTCGGGTCGATCACGCGCCGGTCCGCGACCGTCGATGAGGCGTTCGCGTCGATCGACGCATGGGCGCTTGAGACTACGGAGCGCGCGACGGCGCGGCGCCAGCGCGGCGATGCCGTCGGGGCGTTCGCGCGTTGGCGCGGCCGGGGATGCTTTCCGGGATGCGATCCAGACGCTGCGGATGGCCGCGGGGCGGTCGGGGAATGGAGGCGAGCGTGCGGCGAACTGACGAAGTCGAGCCGGGCGTGCGGATGGTGCGCGCCACGTCGGAAGTCGAGATCAATATGCTGCGACGCGAGTTCGTGAACCCGACGGCTCGCGCGGCGGCCCGCGAGATCATCGACGCCGCGGCGAGCGGCGAACTCGCGCGCGCGTTCCTGTCCCACGCGAACGTGTGGGCGTGGGAGACGATCAGCCGGATTGCCGCCAAGGCGACGCGGACGATCCCGATGATGACCGAGATCGACGAGACCGCGTTCGAGGCGTTCCAGCGCGCCGACCGCGCGGATGACGCCATCGCGGCGTTCGTCTGGCGGGCGCGCGGGAACTCGCTGTTGACCGCCAAGCGGACGGTATCGACATGAAGGGCTGGGCGGGCTGCGGGGCTTGCGGGGGCTCGGGCGTCATCGCCGCGGGGTCGTGGACGAGCCCGGATGGCGTGACGTTCGCGATGGCGCGGGACTGCGAGGAGCGGCCGTCAGACGAGGTCCTCGACGCCGCGGTGCTGGTCGGCCAGCACCCCCGGTGGTCGATCTACGAACTCGCGAATGCGCTCATGCGACCGATCCCGGGCCCGATCCCGCGGGTCGCGATCCATCCCGTCGCGCCAGCGCGCGGCAGTCCCGTCCCGGCCGGCGACCCGTATGTGGTCGGCAGCGCCGTCACGATCCACACGAGGGGAACGACAATGCAGGACGTCATCAAGGCTGTGGAACGTATGGCCGTGGGGAACCCGATGCGTGACCTCATGAACCTCGCGATGGACCGCCGGCGCGCTTGCGCGGGCGCGATGGTGCGGCCGTCCACGAACGTCGCGGCCGTGGGGCTCGGCGCCGCCGCAATCGACGGGACGCTCGCGGAAGCCGTCGGGGCCGATGCCGCGAGGCGCGCGTGGTCGCTTGTCATCTGCGCGGTCGATGAGGCCTCGGACCTCGCGGGGTTCGCGGCGATCCTCGGGAACCTCGTCGTGCAGAACGAGCGCGCGCGGGAGGAAGCGAAGTCGCGAAACGACGCCTTCGCGATGACGGCTTTGCGCTCCCGCGAGGCGGTGTTCACCGAGGCGGCCGGGATCGCGCGCGACCTCGATCCCGCGAAGCCGCGGCGCCGGCGACCACACCCGGGGCGCGTCCGGTAGGGAACAAATCAACCGCCGGTCCGTTCGGTCGTCGGGGAATTTCCGGGTTCGCTTTGCCTGCATGGCGGACCCCGAAACGACCCCGGGGCGGAAACCCGTCAAGGCCTAATCGGCCCTGCGGCAAAAAATACTACGAGTGGGATGGCGCGCCCGCCGGGCCACAAAATCCGGGGGTTCCGGTGTTGCGTGTTGTCCACTTGTCTACGCGCCGCAGGCGAGCATTCATTTGACCGCGGCAGAAAAGTCGGCCATTCCTTCCCGCGGCCTGAGGGTCGCGCTGTATCAAAGCGACTGAGCTTCTCGCCGAGTAACTAATCTACACCAGACACGAGACGTCGACATGAGAGCGCGCGCACCCGCGCGTGCTCGAATGGCGTCCCGCCGTAGTCGTGTCTAGTCTAGTATCTGGTCGGCTCTAGTATCTTTGAAGTAGTTCGCGCGCAAAGCCGCGTGAGGTCTTCGCGGGGTAGCGCAGTCTGGTAGCGCGGGGCGCTCATAACGCTCAGGGCGCGGGTTCAAATCCCGCCCCCGCAACCAAAATACCTGAGGGCGCGCGTTGCGCCTTGTTGGTCGAGGCCGCGGACGGCGAGCGTTGCAAGCGCCGCAATCGTCCGCCCCGACCCCGCGGCCCGGTTGTCCTCGCGTTCCACGCGATCGGCAGCCGGGCCGCCTTCACGTCCGGGGGTACCCTCATGGTCACGATGCTCGTCGTCGCGTGCTTGATTGCCGACCCCACGACCTGCCGCGAGCATCGCGTCGACGTCCCGGGTGGGCTCCACGAGTGCGTCGTCACCGGGCAGCGCGAGGCCGCGCGGCTCATCACCGACGAGTTCGGGCCCGGCTGGCGCGTCCGCCTGATCCGCTGCACGCTCGGCAAACCGGAGGTAAACGCGTGATGCTGTTCGTCGTCATCGCGGCCCTGCCCGCACTCGCGCTCGTCATCGCGACCGCGAACTCGTTCCTCACCGCCCTCTGGGCCGCGATCCTCGTCGTCGCTTGGCTCATCGGCGCCGCGGCGTCCCGCGGCATCCTAACGCGCCTCGCCCGCATTGGGCCGCGACCGAACGCGACCTACAGCGGCGACGAACTCCTCGACCTCGCCATCGCGGCGTGGTGGTTCGCGTTCTGGCCGCTGTTCCTCGCCTACGCGATCGGGCATCGCCTCGTCGCATGGGGGGTCGAGTGACCCCCCGGCTCCTCGACGTCGGGCATGCCGCCGTCGTCCGGGTCGCGGTCGTCCTCGTGGCGGTCGCGCCGTGCATCCTCGTCATGTCGATCGCAACCCGTGCGGCTGAATGGCCGTTCCTCTCCGGGTTGCTGGTCTTCGGCCATCTCGTCGGCATTATCCTGACGCGGTGGGTCGTGGTTCGGCTCGGTCGTGATCGGACGATCGCCGGCGACCTCGCGGTCGGGTGGTGGTTCGCCTTCTGGCCGTTTGCTCTGTTGCGCAAAGGGAGGACGGGCCGATGACCCGCACCGTCGTGGCTACGATCATTCTCTCCGCCGCGGCGACGCTGCCAAGCGTCGTGCTCGCCGCCGTCATCCTCGCCCGCATCCTCCCGCCCGAAGTCGGCGCGATCCTCAGTATCGCGAACCTCGTCGGCACCTTCGGGACCGCGACGGCATTGCAGTCGTTCGGACAGCGAACCGCCGTCCCGATCGCCGCCGGATGGTGGCCTGTGTTCTGGATCGCGGTCGCGGTCGCGAAACGCTACGGCGCGCCAGCGCGCCCGCATGGTCAACGGATCGCCCCGTGATCGTCTCGATCAGCCTCGCGGATAGCGTCCTGCAGGACTTCGCCGGTCGTCTCGACACGACCTCGCGCACCGCCAAGGCTGCCCTATCCAAGGACCTCAATGCCGCGGGGTTCGAGCTATTCACCGACGTCCGGCGGGCGCTCCACGACCAAATGAACACACGGTCGCTCGCCATCGTGGCTCGGCACACCAAGAGCAAGCGCGCTGCCCCGAACCGCCTTGAGTACACGATCACGGGTTCGGGCAAGGGCCTGCTGATCGCATCCGCGTTCCGCTTCGCTGCCGGGGGTGCCGTCTCGTCCGATCCGTGGAACGAGGGCCGCACGTTCAAGAGGTCGTTCCGCAACGGCAAGCGTTTGATGGCGCGCCTCACGGGCGCGCGCTACCCCGTGCGCTACCTCTACGGTCCCGCCCCCGGGAAGGAGATCGTGAAGGACCGCAGCCTCGCGGTCTTCACCGAGGGCGTGGACCGTATCGTGCGCCCCCGCATTGACGGCACGCTGCGTCGCCTCTCGGGGCTCTGACGCCACGCAATAGGAAGGGCAGGGACGAGCGATCGACCCCTGCCCCGCTGTCCCTACCCAGCCTACCCCCCTTGCGCGCACGTAGACCCCCTCCAAGCGCGACCCAAAGGCAACACACGCGCCCCCGCGACCCCCTCGCGTGCCCCGCGCGCCTGTCCCCTGCGTTGCATTTCCGCAACAGACCCCCCGGCCTGGGTCCTCCCCGCGCCCCGGGAAGGCCTGCGCGCCGCGAGTTCAGGATTTTTACGTGAGTTGATCGTCAGTTTTCACCCTTTGCTTTGCCGGCCGGACCCAGAAATCACCTGCTGCGCCGACAGAAATCAAAGGTCATCACTTGGCGGTCGCCTTCGAATACCTCGCGAAGACGTGCGGGATAGGAAGGATAGTTTTCGACTATCCTACACGTCACCTTCCGGACGTCGTGAAATAGGAAAATGATCGCGAGGTATTGCGCAAGCAACGCGACGAATAAGTGGTGCGCCTAGTCATGGCGCTTTCAGTCCTATGCCGGGACTGAAGTCTCATAGGCGCGCCCGACAGGCGCGCGACGTCTACGCGACAACTGCCGGCCGGCCGCAACACCCACGCGGAACCGCCCGGCGCAGCGCCGAGGAAGCGATGGCACGATCCAGCACCAAGACGAAGGCGCCCGCGGCGCCAGCCGGCGCCCCGCCGGCGATCGAACTCCGCCCCATCGGGACCCTCAAGGGGTACGAGCGGAACGCCCGCAAGCACCCGCCGGAACAGGTCGCGCAGATCGCGGCGTCCATGCAGGAGTTCGGGTGGACGATCCCGGTCCTCGTCCGCGAAGACGACACGATCGTCGCCGGGCACGGGCGCGTGATGGCGATCGAAACCCTCTGGGATCGCGACATGGACGTGACCTTCCCGGGCGGCGAGACGGTGCCCCGCGGCTACGTTCCGGTGCTGGTCGCGCGCGGCTGGTCCGAGGATCAGTTCCGCGCCTACGTGCTGGCGGACAACCAGCTTGCGGCGAACGCCGAGTGGGACGAGGCGCTGCTGAAGATCGAGGTCCGCGACCTCAACATGAGCGGGTTCGATCTCGGCTTGATCGGCTTCGACGCTGGCGCGCTGGGCGACCTCTTGGCGGTCCCGGAGGAGCCGGCGGCGCCGGATCAGTTCCCGTCCTACGACGAGGACATTCCGACCGAGCACAAGTGCCCGCGCTGCTCCTACACGTGGTCTGGAAAGCCGGCCTGACGGCTGGTAAGCCGGACGGATGGGAACACGATCGGCCGTGCGCGTTGCGGATGCGGCACCGCTAGTCGAGGCTTTCGACCGCCGCGGCCGGCCGCGTTCACACGCTGTCGGCCACGCGTTCAAGGGCAAGCGTCGCCCGACGCACGAGAAGCCGGACGCGAGCAAGTCGTCGAAACACGCGAACGCCAGACTGCGGACGCGAGGCCGACCGGCCTGCGAGTTGTCCCACATAGGTGGATGCTTGGGGCATTCCGACACCCACCACGTCGACGGCGACGTGTGGAACAACGAACCGGGGAACCTCATGCGCCTGTGCCGATCTCACCACCGCCTCGTCGACCACGGACGCATCGACTTGTCGGCGCCAGTTATGCCGGCCTTCCGCGTCGACGGCGCGGGGAAGCGGCGCTACTCGTGAGCAGCGCGCTCGTCGTCCGCCGCATGGGCGGAGACGGGTTCACGCGCTTGTCGCTGGACGAGCCGTGCCCGGTCATCATGGCGGACGGGATCGGCGGCGTGTGCCGGCGCGGCTGGCAATACTGGNTCGAGGACGCCGCGACGNTNATGCCCNCCGGGCACGTCCCGNGCGACGGCGANCCNGTGGAGCCGNTCGACCTCAAGGCNATCGAGGAGGCGGCGCGCCAGCGCGGCCCGGACNGGAAGACGACATGAAGCCTCCATACCGCGTGCCCTTGATGAGCGAGGTCCGTGCCCTTGAGCCGAACGGCTACAAGGTCGCGTCGACGTTCAGCGGATGCGGCGGGTCCTCGACCGGGTACCGGATGGCGGGGTTTCAGGTCGTCTGGGCGAGCGAGTTCGTCGAGGCGGCGCGCGACAGCTACCGGGCGAACGCGGCGCCTTACACGATCCTCGACGACCGGGACGTTCGGACCGTTCAGGCGGCGGATATCCTCGCCGCCACGGGTCTCGGCGTTGGCGACCTCGACCTGTTCGATGGCTCGCCGCCCTGCGCGTCGTTCTCGACCGCTGGCAAGCGCGAGAAGGCCTGGGGGACAACGAAGAAATACAGCGACACGAACCAGCGTTCGGACGATCTGTTCTTCGAGTTCGCCCGTCTAGTCGACGGTTTGCAGCCGAAGACGTTCGTTGCCGAGAACGTCTCGGGTCTCGTGAAGGGAACCGCGAAGGGTTACTTCCTCGAAATCCTCGCGCGCCTCAAGGCGTGCGGCTACCGCGTCGAGGCGCGGCTGCTCGATGCTCAGTGGCTCGGCGTTCCGCAGTCGCGGCAACGCCTCATCTTCGTGGGCGTGCGGTCCGACCTCGGGCTCGCGCCAGCGTTCCCCAAGCCGCTGCCGTACCGCTACTCGATCCGCGAGGCGCTCCCGTGGATCACGCGGGTTGTCCACGACACGTCCGGGCAGTTCTCTGTCGGCGAGGTTACGGACCGGCCGTCGCCGGCGATTACGGTCGGCGTCAACTCTCTGAACTCGTCGCACTTCAAGGTGGACGGACCGCCGGAACCCGAGGCCTTCATCGAGGGCTACGCGGTCGGGGACGAGTGGGACAAGCTGAAACCCGGCGAGGCGTCGGAACGGTTCTTCTCGCTGGTGCGCCCCGACGCGGACGGGCCATCCCCGACCATCACGGCGGCGGGCGGCACGACGTCGCTCGCGAGCGTCACGCACCCGACCGAGAAGCGGAAGTTCTCGATCGCCGAGTTGCGCCGGCTGTCCGGGTTCCCCGACGACTTCGTTCTGACGGGGACGTATGGGCAGCAGTGGGAGAGGATCGGTCGCGCCGTGCCGCCAGTGATGATGAGCCATGTCGCGGCGACGATCCGCGACGAAGTCCTCGCCCGGGTGCCGCGCTAATGTGCGGCATCCTCGGCGCGTTCGATCTCCCGAGCCTCGACGTGAGCGCGAGGCTTGAGTTGATCGCCCACCGCGGCCCGGACGGATCAGGCGTCTACGCGGCCGGGCCTGCCCGCCACGGGCACGTCCGGCTCGCGTTGCTCGACCTCTCGGCGGCGTCGGATCAGCCGTTCCGTTTCCACGACGGCGTGCTGTCGTTCAACGGTGAGATTTGGAACTTCCGGGCGCTGCGGAACGCGCTCCGGTTCGAGGGCGTGGAGTTCCGAACCTCGGGTGACACCGAGGTCCTCGCGGCCGCGCTCGCGACGTGGGGCGTGGACGCGACGCTGCCGCGGCTGGAGGGCATGTTCGCTTTCGCGTGGTCGCGGGGTGACGTCCACGTTCTCGTCCGCGATCGGTTCGGCAAGGTCCCGCTCTACGTCCACCGGCAGCGCGCCGGCTGGGCGTGGAGCAGCGAACGCAAGGGGCTGGGGCTTGAGTACCCGGCGGCGCCGCTGCCGCCCGGTACCGTCCTCGACCTCACCACGGGGGCGATGCGCCGGTGGTACGATCTGCCGGCGACGTCCGGCGAGTAACCGGCCGCTCGCCGATCTCCTGACGGCTGGCGTCGAGGCGCGGATGGTCGCGGACGCGCCGCTGTGCTGCCTGATTTCCGGGGGGCTCGACAGCAGCCTCATCCTGTCGATCGCCAAGGCGATGCGGCCCGATATCGTCGCCTATACGGCGATCCTCGATGACGCCTCGCCGGACCTCAAGGCGGCGCGGCGGCTCTGCGACGAGTTCGCCGTGCCGCTCGTCGAGGTCCGGGTCGCGGCGCCAACGCCGAACGACCTCGCGGCCGCGGCGCTGGCGATCGAGATACCGAGCAAGGCGCAGGTCGAGATCGCGGCGATGTGCATCCCGCTGGCGCGCGCCATCGCGGGCGACGGGTTCAAGGCCTGCCTGTCCGGCGAGGCGGCTGACGAGTTGTTCGGCGGGTACGGGAATATGTGCATCGCCGGCGCGTCTGCGGATGACGCGGGGTGGCGGGCGATCCGGGTCGCGCAACTCGCCAAGATGGCGCGCGGAAACTTCGTGCGCTGCAACAAAGCCTTCATGGCCGCGGGGGTCGAGTGTCGGCTGCCGTTCATGGAACGCGCGCTCGTCGAGACCGTCATGGCGATGGACAAGGCGGCATGCCCGCCGGGTAAGAAGGCGCTCAAGGCTGCGTCCGTCGGGATCGTCCCGAAGTGGATCGCGAGCCGTCCGAAAGAGACCTTCCAAGGCGGCGCCGGCATGGACGACGCCGCGGCGGCGGTCATCGGCGACCCCGCGCGGTTCTATCGCGCCGAGGTCTTTACCGCCTACGGGGCGGCGGCGGTCGCGCGTTGAAACGAAAAGGGCGGCCCGAAGGCCGCCCCGTTATCCCGTCCCGGGCCGATCCCGTCAGGGGCGATAGCCAACCCACCGGGTCGGCTTGCCCTTCTCGCGGATCGGCGTGAGGTTGATTTTCGCCTGCGCGGCGGCGCGGCGCAGCGTGACCATGCAGGCCTTCCACCCGATCGCCTCGCAGATTTCCGCCTCGGTCGCGCCGGTCTCGGTGCAGACCATCGCGAGCATGACGGCTTTCTTGCTGCCCTCGCGGATCGCGCCCGGCTCGCGCGCCGGCTTGGCGGGCGGCGCCGGCGGCGCGACTTCCTCGGCGACCGCGAGCGCGGCCCGGCGGGCGGCGCGCTTCTCGGCGACCTCGGCCCGGACCTCGTCGAGACCGCCGGACGCGACGAACGCGCCGATGATCTCGTTCGACCGGGCGTGCGGGTTCGCCTCGACCGCCTCGGCCTCGGCGACCTCGTCGACGGTCCGGACGACGGCGCCGGCGGCGGCGGCGGCGCGCTCGCCGATGAGGGCCCGCAGGTGGTCGGCGGCAGCGTTGAACCGCGGCAGGGCGAGGAACGCGTCGCCGCGAATGTCAAGCGGCTCGCAGACCTTGAGGAACCGGCGGACCGCGGCTTCCTTCGTGGCGGCGCGCTTGTAGCCGGTCTCGCCGAGGACGATGGCGGTAAGCTGGGCGATCTCGGTGGCGGTCATCTGGGTGGCGGTCATCGTCGTGTTCCTTTTCGCGCCGGCCGGCTTGATCGCCGCCCGTGATGCAATTCCTACGGTGAGGGTCCGCACGGTGTCCAGCGATATGCAACACGACGCAACGAAAAAATTTGAGATCGCCGAGACGTGGACGTTCCGCGATCCGGCCGTCGCGTCCGCGTTCGATCACCATGTGCGGGAGCAGTTGCCTTGGTACGATCTCGCGACCGGGATCGTCACGCACGTCGCGCGGCACTACGTTCCGCCGGGCGGGACGGTCGTCGACGTCGGGGCGAGCACCGGGAACGTCGGGCGCGCGCTGGCGTCGATCCTCGGCGATCGGTCCGCCCGGCTCATCGCGATCGACAACGCGGCCGAAATGGCGAACGTCTATGACGGGCCCGGGCAGTTGATCGTCGAGGACGTCGTGGACTTCGACTTCGACCGCCTACAAGCCTGACCTCATCGTGGCGTTCCTCGTCCTCATNNTCGTCCCCGTGGCGGAGCGGCGCGGCGTCATCGCGAAGATGATGCAATCCATCCAGCCGGGCGGCGCCGTCCTGATCTTCGACAAGGCGCAGCCGCGGTCCGGGTACCTCGGGAACATGGTCTACCGCCTCACGCTCGCGGCGAAGTACGAGGCGGGCGGCGCCACCGGGGACGAGATCATCCGGAAGGAGCTATCGCTCGCGGGCGTGCAGCGGCCGATCGCCGAGGCGGAACTCCCGGGGTTCGAGCCGGTGTTCCGGTTCGGCGACTTCGCCGGGTGGGTCTATGAGGCGCCGGTCGTCTGATGGCACGCAAGCCAAAGGCGACCGAGGCGCCGCCGGCGCCCACCCAGCCGCGGCAGGGGTTCGTCCCTGCCGGGCAGGCCGCGGCCCTCTTGATGCTGTCGACGCAACGCCTCCGGCAGCTAAGCGCCGAGGGGTTCATCCCGCGCGCGAGCAAGGGTGAATATCCGCTCGTCGGCGTCGTGCAGGGCTACATTCGTTTCCTAAAAGACGAGGAACGCCGCACATCAAAGGTTCAGGCGGAAAGCGATCTAAAAGCCACGCGTCGGAAAGAGATCGAGCTTCGCATCGCTCGCGATGACCATAGGCTCATCGAAACCGACGAGGCTATCGCGGCTGTCGAGGATATCGTCGGCATCCATCGGTCAGAAACTTGCAGGCGTTCCCGCCGCGGTTACTCGGGACCTCACCCGTGCGGAGAAAGATTGAAGCGGAACTAGATGGCGTCTTCGCTCGAACCCACGCTCGTCTCGCCGAAAGGGCACATGCTCTACGAACGGGCGGCGAGGCTGTTCCGACCCGAAAGTCCCGGACGACGTCTGACGTCTCGGGGCGCCTCGCNGGTCTACCCCCCGACGGCTGGCGTCCCGGGCCCGCGCGACGTCGGGCTCACCCCGTACGTCATCCCGTTCCAGCGCGCCGTGGACAGCGGGTTGCACCGCCGGGTCGCGCTCATGTGCGGCTCGCAGATGGGCAAGTCAGACGCCTTGCTCGACATCATCGGCCGGCGCCTAGATCAGCAGCCGGCGCCGATCCTCTACGTGGGCCCGAACCTCAAATTTCTGAACGAGCAGTGGGAACCCCGCGTCAACGAACTCCTCGACCAATCGTCCGCCCTGCGCGCCAAGGTGGCGCGCGGCCGGCGCAGCACGAAGACGCGCAAGCTGGTGGGCGGCGTGCCGTTGCGCCTCGCGCATGGCGGATCGTCGACCGCGCTCAAGTCCGACCCGGCCGCGCTGGCGCTTACCGACGAGGCCGACGAACTCATGGCGAACGTCCGCAACCAAGGCGACCCGGTGGCGCTGGTGGACGCTCGCGGCGATACCTACGCGGACTTCGTCCACGCCGTGACGTCGACCCCCAGCGGCGGAACGTCCGAGGTCGAGCCCGACCCAGAAACGGGGCTTGAGTTCTGGGCCGTTCAGGAGACCGAGGACCTCGCGTCCCGCATCTGGTCGATCTGGCAGGAGGGCACGCGGTATCATTGGGCGTGGCCTTGTCCCGGCTGCGGAGAGTTCTTCATCCCGCGGCTGCGGTGCCTTGACGTTCCGGACGGCGTGTCGCCCGCGATAGCGCGCCAGAAGGCGCGCTTGATCTGCCCGCGGCACGGCTGCGTCATCGAGAACGCCAGCAAGGCGGACATGAACGCTCGCGGCGTCTATGTGGCGCCCGGGCAGCGGATCGAACCCGACGGGACCGTCACGGGCGAGCCGCCGGAAAGCGACACGGTCTCGTTCTGGGTGTCGGGCTTGTGCTCGCCATTCCGGACGTGGGGCGAGCGCGCCGAGCGGCTCGTGCGGGCGCAGAAGTCCAGCGACGTCGACACGATGCGCGCCGTCATCAACTCGCAGTTTGGGGAACTCTACGTCTCCCAAATGGGCGAGGTTCCGGAATGGACTGAGGTCCAGAAACTCGCGGCGTCCTACCGTTCAGGCGACGTCCCGCATGGCGTCAAGTTCCTGACGGCTGGCGTCGACGTCTCGGGCGACCGCCTCTATTACGTCATCCGCGGCTGGGGGCGACGGCAGGAAAGCTGGCTTATCCAATACGGTCAGCTAATGGGCCGTACGGCAGAACCGAAAGTCTGGGATGATCTCTCGGAACTACTGCTCGATGACTATGGCGGGTTCCATATCCGTCAGGCCTTCATCGACAGCGGCTTCCGACCCGGGAAGAAGACGGACGTCCCGGTGAACCGGGTCTATGAGTTCTGCCGCCAGCACGCCCGGATCGCGATGCCGAGCAAGGGTTACGACACGCGGCAGCGCCCGTATTCACTGAGCCGGATCGACGTCAACGTGAAGGGCGGGAAGGCGAAGGTCGGCATTGACCTCGCGTTGCTGGACAGCGATTACATGAAGTCGTTCGTCCACCTTCGGGTGCGGCCGGGCGAGGGCATGGCGTCGCTCTGGCACCTTCCCGAGGACGTCTCTGAGGCCTACTGCCGGATGATCGTCTCGGAGGCGCGAGTGAAGAAGCCGTCCGGCGGGTTCCAGTGGGTCCCGCGGACGCGCGTCAATCACTTTCTGGACTGCGAGGCGTTGGCTTACGCGGCCGCCTACCGGCTAGGCATCTACAAGCTTCGCGACACCGACGCACCGCCGGCGCCAGCCGACGGCGCGAGACCCGAACAACCGGCGCCGACCGCGCCGGCGGAGACGCCACGAGCACGTCGCCCGCCGGCGCGCCGCGTTCACGTTTCCAGCTACGTGTGAAGGACCTTTGCCGATGGCCGATCTCCAGCAACTGACGACGTGGCTCGGTAAGCTTCGCGCCGCCCGCGCGACGGGTCTCCGGTCCGTCCGTCATGGCGATCGGGAAATGACCTATCGGTCCGACGATGACCTCGCGAAAGCGATCCGCGATCTCGAAAACCAGATCGCCGGCGAGACTGGCACGCGCCGGTCCCGCCGGCGCCTCACGACCACGTCGAAGGGGCTCTGAGCATGTCGGTGATGAGCGGCATCGGCCGCGGCTTTCGCAGCTTCCTCGGCGGGTTCGAGGCGGCGCTAAGCAATCGACGGCTGCGCGGGTTCATGCCTAGCCGGTCGCACGTCAACACCCTCATGGCAGCGGCGGGCGCCGATATCGTCGCCCGGTCCCGGCACCTTGTCCGGAACAACGGCTACGCGAACAACGCCGTCGAGGCCTACGTGGGGAACGTCGTCGGGGCGGGCATCGTCCCGACGTTCATGGTGCCGAGCAAGGCGGCGAAGAAGTCGATCGGCGAGGCGTGGGAGGAGTTCGCCGAGACGTGCGACAGCGACGGCTCGACGGACTTCTACGGTGTCCAGCGCCGCGTGGCCCGCGAGGTCTATGTCGGCGGCGAGGCGTTCGTCATCATGCGCGCGCTGCCGCGTTCCAGCGGTCTCGCGGCGCCCCTGCGGTTGCAGGTGCTGTCGAGCGAAATGCTGCCGTACCACAAAACGGAGTTCACCGGCGCGGCGCCGGGCTCGGCGATCCGGCAGGGCATCGAGTTCAACGCGGCGGGCGAGCGCGTCGCCTACCACTTTTGGCGCCGCCACCCGGGCGATATCTCTGAGCCGCTCGGCGCTGGCGCGGACACGGTCCGCATCCCGGCCGATCAAGTCCTGCACATTCGCGACACGACGGAAGCCGGGCGAGCTTCGCGGCGTGAGCCGGTTCGCGCCGGCGATCGTCAAGCTGTTCTGCCTCGACGCCTACGATGACGCCGAACTCGACCGGAAGAACGGTCGCGGCGATGCACGCGCTGTTCGTCACGACGCCTGATCCGGAGTTCTCGCTTGCCGACGAGATCGACGGCGACGGGGCCCTGCCGGTCGACCGCACGATTGACTTGCAGCCGGGCGCCGTCGTGCTGCTGGAACCGGGCGAGCAGGTCACGACGTCGTCGCCGGCGGATAGCGGCCGGACCTACGAGCCGTTCCAGTACCGGACCCTGTTGCAGGTGTCGGCCGCGCTCGGCATCCCGTACGCGATCCTGACGAACGACGTCGCGCGGGCGAACTACTCGAACACCCGGTCGGCGTTGCTTGAGTTCCGCCGGCGCGTCGAGGCCTTGCAGCACCTAATCATCGTGCCGCAATTCTGTCAGCCGGTGTTCCGCCGCTTCCTCGAAGCCGCGGACTTCGCGGGGTCGATCCGGCTGCCGGCCGACAACCGCCGCCTGCGCGACTATCGCCGCGTCATGTGGCTGCCGCCGCGCTGGGAGTGGGTCGACCCGCTAAAGGACGTCAACGCGGAAATCCGCGAGATCGAAGCCGGGTTGAAGTCGCGGACGCGAGCCATCGCGGAACGCGGGCTATGACGCAGAGCAGGTCGACGACGAGATCGCTGCCGACCGCGAGCGCGAGAAGAAGCTCGGCCTGTCGTTCGATACCCGGCCGAACGCCGCGAAGATCGGGCACAACGGCGGGCCGGCGCTGGAAGACGAAGATGATCCGCCGCCGGCGCCGCCGCCGCCGGACGAGGAGGACGAACCGTGACGGACATTCCATTCCACCGGATCGCCGCGGCGTTCTACAACCGCCCGCTGTTGCTCGCGCCCGACGCTGGCGCGAACATCGCGGGCTTCCTCGCCGGTCGGATGCGCGCCGGCGGGGGCGGGGGTAGCCGCGAAATGGCGGGCGAGACCATCGAGGTCTTCCGCGCTCGCGAGAACCCGGATGGCACGATGGAGGCGCACTCGCCGCGCGTCTCGCGGTTCCACGGCTCCACGCCGATCGGCGCCGACGGCCGGCCGCTGCCGTTCCGCCGGACTGAGAACGGCGTGGCGATTATCTCGATCATCGGCGAACTCGTGAACCGCGGCGCGTACATCGGCGCGTCGTCGGGGCTCGTGTCCTATGAGGGCATCCGCCACCAGTTGCGCGCGGCTGGCGCCGACCCGCTCACCCGGGCCGTGATCCTCGACCTCGAAAGTCCGGGCGGCGAGGCCGTGGGGGCGTTCGAGGTCGCGGCGACGGTTCGGGAACTCGCGGCCATCAAGCCGGTCGTGGCGCTCGTCGACGGTCTCGCGGCGTCTGGCGGCTACGGCAATCGCGAGCGGGGGTCGACCCGGCACTCAGTCACGATCCCGACCGGACCAGGTNNGGTCGATCGGCGTGCGTGTGGGTCCACGTATGACCTCAGTGCCGCGTTGGAGGACGACGGCGTGAAGCCCACCCTGTTGTTCGCCGGCGCCCACAAGGTCGATGGCAACCCGTTTGAGCCGCTACCGGACGACGTCCGGAAGAGCCGACAGGCGAGCATCGACGCCTTCTACCAGCAGTTCGTCGAGACCGTCGCGGCCGGCCGTGGCCGACGCCTGTCCGTCGAAGCGGCGCGCGGCACTCAGGCGCGCGTCTACACCGGGACGGAAGCCGTCCGGGTCGGCCTCGCCGATGCCGTCGGATCGTTCGAAGACGTCCTATCGGAACTCTCCCGCCCCGCCGCGTCGACGACCGGCCGCGCGGGCTATTCCGCCAACGCTCAGGATGGAGCCACCAAGGCCATGACGACCAACACCACCACCCCCGCGACCGTCGAGACCCCCGACGTTAACCCCATCGCGACCTCGATCCCCGACGCTGGCGCGGCGAAGAAGCCGAACGCCGCCGAGGGCGAGGACGACGAGGGCGAGGACAAGATGAAGAAGGGCGAGAAGGCCGCGACCTCCGGCGCCCCGCCGGTCGCCAGCGCCGAAACCCCGGCCGCTCCGCCGGTCGCGCCGCCGGTCACCAGCGCCGCGCCGCCCGCCCTCGACCCGATCGCCATCGTGTCCGAGCGCGCCGCCGCGTTCGTGAACGTCTCCGAGCGCGCGAAGGCGATGGGTATCTCGATCGACGTCGGCGCCGCCCTCAAGGCAGGGATGACGGTCACGGACGTGAAGGCCGCGGCGTGGGACTGCCTCGCCGCCCGGGACGCCGCGAACGTCGTCGTCAGCACCCCGCCGCCCGCCGCCAACGTCGGCGGCGCGAAGCCCTCCGGACTGGTCGCCGCCGCGAAGGCGCAGGCCGCGAAGACCCGGCCGAACGCCTGAGGCGCTCGGTTCCACCACCCCTCCCAGACTGACGGAGATCGACTATGCCCACCCCTCTGACCATGAACCCGACGCTCGGCGACCTCCTCAAGTATGAGGACAACCCGAACGTCACGCGCGAGGTCGGCACGCTGCTGCAGAGCGGCGCCCACCTGCTCGGCACCGTCCTCGGCGGGAAGCGCGTCGGCGGTACCGTCGCGGTCGCGGCGGGCGTTCTCGCCGCTGGCGCGGCCGGCAACGGCACCCTGACGCTGAACGCGACCCCGCACACCGACGAAGTGAAGGAAGGCGTCTACTCGGTGAACTTCAAGTCCGCCACGAAGGCGGACGTCGAGGACCCGGACGGCGTCATCATCGGCACCGCGACCGTCGGCAGTGAGTTCTCGAAGCACATCGTCTTCACGCTCGCGGCCGGCGGCAACGCCTTCGCGGCCGGCGACCGCTGGACCGTCGCGGTGTCGATCGCCGGCGGTCTCGGCGGACTGGAGCCGTGGGACCCCGCCGAGGCGGACGGCGTCGAGAACGTCGCCGGCGTGCTGCTGTTCGACACCGACGCAACGGACGCCGATCAGCAGGTCGTCTACCTCGCCCGCGGCCCGGCGATCGTCGCGAAGGATCGGCTGATCTTCGTCGACGGCACCACGGCGGCGCAGAAGGCCGACGCCTACGCGGCCCTGTCGAAGGTCGGCATCACCCCGCGTGACACCGCCTGAACGAACAACGCCTACCCTCGCAAGAGGTCCGGAAGATACCGAGCGGGTCGCCATAGTGGCGGCCCGTTTTTCTTGAGCCGCCGCGCGGCGCAATCCGAGGAACTACACGATGACTACGATGGTCAACCCCTTCGACGCCGGCGGCTATACCCTCGCCGAAATGACGTCGGCGATCAACGAACTGCCGAACATCTACACCCGCCTCGCCGATATCGGCCTGTTCCGCTTCGAAGGCGTGACGCAGCGGACCGTCCTCATCGAGCAGGCGAAGGGCGTCCTGAACCTGCTGCCGAGCGTCCCGCTGGGCGGTCCCGCCACGGTGGCGAACCGCGAGGGCCGCGTGCTGCGCGCCTTCGTGCTGCCGTGGGTCCCGCACGACTGACTAGANNATCGTCCCGCAGGACATTCAGGGCATCCGCCAGTTCGGCTCCACCGACGCCGCCGACCCGCTCCTGTCGGTGATGATGCGCAAGCTGACCCGGATGCGCCAGAAGCACGCGCAGACGCGCGAGTTCATGGAGATCAACGCGCTCCGCGGCATCGTCCGCGATGGCGCCGGCACGACCCTCTACAACTATTTCACCGAGTTCGGCATCTCGCAGATCAGCGTCGCGATGGCGCTGGGCACCGATGCCACCAAGGTCTCGGCGAAGGTTCGCGAGGTCTCCCGCAACATCGAGGACAATCTCCTCGGCGAGACCTCGACGGGCGTTCACGCGCTGGTCGGGCCCGGGTTCTTCGACAAGCTGATCGAGCACCCGAACGTGAAGGAGGCCTACAAGTATTACCAGTCGGGCGCGCAGCCGCTTCGCGAGGACATGCGCCGCATGTTCCCGTTCGGCGGCATCGTGTTCGAGGAATACAACGCCACCGTCACGCTGTCGGACGGCACGACCGAGCGTCTGATCCCCGACACCGAGGGCGTCGCCTTCCCGATGGGCACGATGGACACCTTCGTGACCTACGGCGGCCCGGCGAACCTCATGGAGACCGTCAACACGATCGGCGTGCCGATCTATGCGCGTCAGCTCACCCGCGTCGACGGCACCGGCATCGACCTCAAGACGGAGGCGAGCCCGCTGCCGATCAACAAGCGGCCGCGCACGGTCATCAAGCTCACCACCAACTGAGACAAGGCGAACGCCATGTCGATCTTTGACGACGCCGAGGACCTTCTCGCCGAGACCCTCGGCGCCGTCTTTGACGAACGGGTTCGGGTCATCCCCCTCGCGGACAGCCGCGTGGTCAAGGGTGGCCCGGACCCGGACCGCGCGCCTTACGAGGCGCGCGCCATCATCGACGAAACGGCGCGTCCGAGCGCGCCAGTAGGCGAGGGGGCGCGAGGCGGCACCCGCGTCGACCACATGGTCGCGGTCGTGGAAATGGTCCTCGATCTCGACCTCGTTCCGACGGGCGCGCTGCCGCCGCGCAAGGGCGACGAGATCATCGCGCTCGATCGCGCCGGCGAACCCGCCTTCCGGGTCGTGAATACCGTCCCGCTCGGCACGCACTGCCTGACGCTCGCGCTGCAAAGGGTCGCGGAATGACGATCGCCCTCATGGCCCTGCAATTCCTTACCGCGAAGATGCTGCGCGGCCAGACGCTCGCCGGCGAGGTCGAGGTATCGCCGATCGACCCGATGCGCGAAGACTTGCAGCGGGTCGCGCGCGGCATCCTCTCGGCGACGATCGGCGACGACGAACGGACGACGGCCGGCCGGGACCTCACGTCCACGGACCGACAGTCCGAACTCGTCGTGCAGGCCGTCCTCCCCGAGAGCATTCGCATCGAGTTCGATGGATCGCCGATCACCCTTGAGGGGCGCGGCGCCGGCGGCGAGGTCGCGATGGCGATGCTCGGCCGGCAGGTTGAACGCGTCATGATGGCTGGGACGTCCGAGGCCGCGCAGTGCTGGCGCGAACTTGTCGTCAGGATCGTGAGCGTGAAGTCGACCGCCTACCTGTTCGAGGTCGAGAAAGGCTTTCGGCTGGTCGCCCGCGAGACCGTCTACAGCCTCGATACGATCGACGACCCCGGGTATGGGGACGACGAACTCTCGCCGCTGTGGGACCGCATCTGCACGTTGCTGGAAGGCGACGACGACTATGCGCCCATCGGGGCGTGGATCAGGTCGGAACTCACCACCCCGACGCCGCTGCCGCACGGCTCCCGCGTCCAGGCGGATCAAGGCCTGACGGAAGCCGGCGCGCGAGCCACCGGGGAGACGGCGTTCCTCGACCATCCCGTCGCTGGCGACGAGGCGGCGCTGCTCTATCAGATCACGCTCGACCCGAACGCGATGGTCGAGACCGCGCCCGACGAGGACCCGTAATGTTCCAAGAGATCGCGCGCCGGATCACCGATCGGCTCACCCGCCTGTCCGATCGCGTCTCGTCGCTTGAGCGGCAGAGCGCGAACGCGGTGCGGGACGGCAAGGTCATGGAAGTCGATCCGGAGAAGCGCCGGGTCCGCTTGCAGGTGGGAGGCACGGACGACGCGCCCCTGCTGTCCCCGTGGGTCCCGTACGTGCAGACCGCCGGCGCGCTCAAGGTCCACACGCCGCCGAGCGTCGGGCAGCAGATGATGATCCTGACGCCCGGCGGCGACGCCCGGCGCGCCCGGGCGCTGCCGTTCACGTGGTCGCAGGACAACCCCGCGCCGTCGGATAGCGGCAGCGAACACGTCCTGACGATCGGCGACGTGCGGATCGAACTTCGCGGCGGGGAACTCGTCGTCAACGTCCCGAGGCTGTTCGTCCAGTCCGGCGGGACGACGTTCGAGGTCACGGGCGGGGGCATCAAGGCGGTCGGCGCCTCGATTGAAACCGAGGGCGAGGCGCTCACGCACAACGGGTCGAATATCGGTTTCGACCACGTCCACACCGAAGTCGAGAAAGGCGGGGACAACACCGGCCCGCCGCTCGCGTAGGAGATCGACATGGACCGCAAGCCTTACCGCGTCACGAGCCTCGTGGACGCGATCACGCGCGTCGCCGGCCGGGTCGTGGCCCCCGGGGACGTCATCAACCTGACGGACGTCGAGGCGAAGTGGGAGAAGTCCCGCCGGCTGATCGAGGACGTTCCGGCCGACCTCCCGCCGGCGCCGCCGATCGAGGTCCGGCTGCCGCCGGCGACGCCGCGGGTCACCCCCCACGTCCCGGCGGGGTTCACCGTCGCCGGCGAGCAGGTCGCCGCGCCCACAGGGAAGCCCGCCCGCGATCCTCTCGACCATGACGGCGACGGTCGGCGCGGCGGATCGCTGCCGCGCGCTGGCGGCCGCCGCAAGGGGCGCTGAGCCATGACGAGTTGCGGGGTCGATCGCCACACCGGCCAGCCGCTGCGCGGATGGCCCCACGTCGCGCAGTCCATCGGCGTGATCCTGTCGACCCGGATCGGCTCGCGCGTCATGCGCCGCGTGTTCGGGTCGGACGTCCCGCAACTGCTCGGCCGAGAACCTCACCGAGCGGACCATCCTGCGCTTCGTCACGGCGATCATCGTCGCGATCGAGTTGTGGGAACCGCGGTTCAAGGTGAAGCGCGTCGACGTCGGCGCCAGCAACACCGCTGAACGGCTACGCGCCGGCCGGTTCGCTTTCCGGATCATCGGCGAGTATCGGCCGCGCGGCCACCAAGGCGACCCGACCCCCGAGGGGGGCGAACGGGTCTTCACGTACAACCCGAGTGGAGCACTCACGGCATGACGCGCTTCGTCGCCCTCGACCTATCGCGGCTGCCGCCCCCTCAGGTCATCGAGACCCTCGACTTCGAGGTCATCCGCGCGGAACTCGTCGCGGACTTCAACGCGCGCTGGACCGCCTTGCGGGTCCTCGACCCGGACCTTCCGGATATCGACGTCGGCCGGCTGGAAACCGACCCGATCCTCGCGGTCGCGTTCCAGAACTTTGCCTACCGCGAACTCCTGCTGCGCGCCCGGATCAACGCGGGCGCGCGGGCGGTGCTGCTCGCCTATTCGAGCGGCGCCGATCTCGACAACGTCGCGGCGAACTTCGCGGTCGCGCGCCTCGTCGTCTCGCCGGCGAACGGCGACACGCCCGCCGTCATGGAAAGCGACGCCCGGCTGCGCCGGCGCGTCCAACTGGCGCCCGACGCCTACTCGTGCGCGGGCCCGGCGGACGCCTACGTGTTCTGGGCCCTGACGGCCGTCCCGTCCCTGCGGGACGCGAGCGCGGTTCAGGACGCGCCGGGGTCCGTGGTCGTCACGATCATGAAAACCCTCGCGGACCCGGTGCCGACCGAGGGGCAGATCATCGACGTCGCCGCGACCCTGAACGCGAAGGACGTCCGCCCCCTGACGGACGCGGTCAGCGTCCAGCCGCCCGGGGTCCAGTCGACGACGATTGTCGCCGAGTTGTTCCTTTACCCGGGCCCGGACGCCTCGCCGGTTCTCGCGGACGCGCTTGCGCGGCTTGCGGCGCTGGTCGACGCGAATGGGTACATCGGCCGCGACCTGCGGCTTTCGGCGATCTACGCGGCGCTCCACGTCGCGGGGGTCCAACGCGTCAACCTAATCTCCCCGACCGGCGATATCGTCGTCGGTGAAACCGGGGTCGTGAAGGTGACGTCCACAAGCGTGACGGTCGCCGGGAGGGATACGTGACCGACGTTGCCTCGCTCTTGCCGCCCGACGACGCGACCCCGCTGGAACTCACGATCGAGCAGGCCTCGGCGCCAGCCGCAAGCCTGCCGGTCGAGATCGCCCGGCTGAACCGCGGCGAGACCGCGCCGCTGTCGGCCGTGCCGTTCCTCGCATGGGGGCGGTCGGTTGATCTCTGGTCGGACGACTGGACGGACGGGCAGAAGCGATCCGTCGTGGATCAGTTCTTCGACCTGCATCGCTACAAGGGGACGCTCGGCGGGATCGAGCGGCACGTCGCGCTCACGCCCGGCCGCGTCATCGACGCGGTCGTGCCCCCGCAAGCGTTCTTCCTCGGCGGCAACAACGATGACGAGTTGTGGCGCCGGTGGATGGATCGCCTGCCGGAAATCCGGCTCTACACGCTGCGCGAGCCGGAAACCGATATCGGGCTGTTCGGCTACGACGGCTTGGGCGAGGACTTCGACCTGCCGACCATGTTCCTCGGCGAGGAAACGGCCGACGAGCCGACGTTCTTCTTCTCGGGCGACGTCCCGCTTGAGGTCGCGAAGATCGTCCGCGGCGACACCGAGGAGCCGATCGGGTTCACCCGCGGGCCCGACACCCGGATCGGCCGGACCGGCGAGGTCTACGCGTTCTACTGGTCGCGGCCCGCGGGGTTCGGGTTGTTCGTCGACGACGCCGCCAGCGCCGACCGCTACCTCGACGGCGAGCCGGCCGAGCAGGCTTACGTGGCGATCAACTTCGCCGCCGGGCAGGTGTCGGAAGGCTGGAACCTCGCAGTGCCATCCCCGTACGTTCAGGACGTCACGGCCATCACGCGATCCGTTGGCGTCGAGGATACGGTCGGCATCTATGTCGATGACTTCATCGCCGACAGGTTCTTCGACAGTGAGGACAACGTCCGGGGGTACGTATAAGTCAATCCGCGTGATGGACACGGTCGAGGACTTCTTTTCCCCGGTCTTCGTTCCTCGATTATGACCGCTTCGAAATGCCCGCCTACAACGCGGAACTCGTGACGATGATCCCGGGATACGGGCCGCCGCGCGATTTCTTCTTTGAGGAGGCGCTTCTCGACGACGTGTTTATCGGGCCGGACACCGACCTGTCCGACGTCCACTTGGTATGCACCGCGGTCGACGTGTCGAAATCGCTGCGAGACCGAGTATTGCTCGACCTCGACGTCAGTACCAAACGCTCCTTCCGCCTCGCGCGGACGTGGGCCGACTTTAGCTTGAGGTAAACGGCCATGCAGAAGAAGGTTTTCGTTCATCCCTATCAGGAGTTCCCGTCGACGGAACTCAACCTCATGCAGGACTATATCCAGCAGGGGATGGATGACGTCGTGCGCGACCTCCTTTTCGACGAAGGGCGGTTCGTTCGGATGCTCGTCACGAAGACTTCCGCGCTGGAAGTCTCGGTCGCCTCCGGGCTGTTCATCCTCGCCGGCGCCGTCTACCCGAAGGCGGCGGCGACGACGCATTCCGTCTCGGCGCTCATCCCGTCCTCGAACTCGCGGATCGTCCTCGTGGTCGTCGCCGGGCAGACGACGCAGACCGACAGTCAGGTTCGCAAGTTCCTGCTGGACGCGACGACGCGCCAGACGCAGCCGCGCCCGGTCGCCACGCGGATCAGCCGCGCGGCCGTCGTGGACCTCATCCCCGGCACCGCCGCCGCGACCCCGGTCCGCCCGCAGGTTCCGGCCGGCTCGATCGTCGTGGCGTCGTTCTCGATCAACGCGTCGGGCATCATCGGCAACCCCGTGATGGAAGCCGCGAACGTCGCGCTGTCGCTCGAAAAGGCGATGGACGCGGTCGCGCTGTTGCAGGCTCAGGATAAGAAGTTCGCGGCCCAGATCGCGACCCTGAGCACCGCGCTCGCCGGCTTGCAGAAGGACGTCAACACGCGCGCGAAAGAGGTCGAGACGAAGCGCATCCTCTCTGACCTTCTCGAACTGCGCGAGCGGCTCGGCGTTCCCGACAACAGCAGCTTCTACGGCATGGACGTCTTCGCGAACGAGGACGAAAGCGACGAGGAGTTTGACGGCTACACCGCCAAGGTCGAGGCGGGCGCCATGCAGCACGGCGACGTCGAGGTCGCGACCGCGATCTCGTCGCTGCTCAACCCGGTCGACCCCAAGGTCGACAAAACGGAGGACGGGTTCATCATCCCGGTGTCGTCGACGGTCGCGCAGATCGAAAGCGACGACACGGACGAGAGCATTTCCATCTCGCAGTACGCGGTCTCGACGATCGTCGGGAAGAAGATGAAGATGACCCGCGTCTGGAAATACTATGGCGGGAAGGCGGGCGACGCCTCGGTGGCGGAGGAACTGAAGAAGAACCCGAAGATCATCGTCCGTGATCCTGAGACCGGGGCGAAGTCTAACATCGACCTCACCGGGTCGTCCTTCTCTCTCAAGCGGTACAGTAAGAATAGCAGCTACTACGAACTCAAGGTGTCCACGCCTTACTGGTCGACCGACGAGGAGACCATCGAGACGACGGGCAGCCGCGTGGCTCAGACGTTCCTCTGCTCGCAGGAGGGCTGGTACAAGCGGATTGACGTCGACTTCACCGACGTCGGCCCGTCGGGCGACGTCCGGATGACGATCTGCCAGCTGACGGGCGCCGGCACGCCGAACCTCGACAAGATCATCACCGAGGTAACGGTGGCCCGCGCGAACCTGATCGTGAAGGGCTGGACGGCGTTCGAGTTCGATCCGTTCTTCCTCGAACGGGGCGAGCGGTACGCGTTCGTGCTGACCACGACGGGCGCGCACTTCATCGGCGTGTCGACGAGCAACGAAGTCGCGAATGGCACCATGCTCGCGTCGACGGACGGCGTGACGTGGGCGACGCAGATCGAGAAGGATATCACCTTCCGGTTGATCGGCTGCCGGTTCGCGTCGACGCGCGTCACCGTCGAGATCGGTTCCGCGACCCTCGCCGGCGGCATGAAGGCCTTGCAGGCCGCGTTCACGGGTTTCGTGCCGGAAGGCACGGACCTCGTGCTTGAGGCTCGCATCGGGTCGTCGTGGCGGACGGTCGGGGAGGAAGACGAAACCGTCTTCGCCTCGCTGCCGACCCTCGTGCCGCTGCGGCTCATCTTCGTCGGTACCCGGTACCTCATGCCGGGCATCAACATCGCGAAGTCGCGGTTGATCGCCAGCCGGCCGCGGACGACGTCCGTCCACGTCTCGACGATCCGCACGCTCGGCGCCGGCACGACGACCGAGGTCGTGGTGACGCAGAACTCGAAGGACTTCGTCGAGGCGAACCACGACTGGACGGTCGCCATCCTGCACGGCGCCGGCTACACGACGGTTGCGGCCCACACGGCCGTGGAGACGAAGCTTGACCGCAAGGACGGCGTCATCACGCGGAAGTGGACGTTCTCCGGCCTGCCGGCGATCAGCAGTTACCGCATCCGGACGACCCTTGTTTCGGTCTCGGCTGCGGATCAGCACAGTGTTACGCAGCGTCTCGATTACGCTGCGTAAAGACAAATGGCGGCCGGAACCGATCCGGCCGCCATCAACCTCTTGGGGAATGCTAGTCCAATGGCGACCTATATCGCGGAATACGAGGAAAAGCTGCGGTCCGTGGACAACGGTGCCACGACTGTCCTCCAGACGTTCATCGACATCTTTAAGAGCGTCGATGCCCGCTTGGCTGGCGTCGAGGGTACCGCGAGCAGCGTTGCCGAATTGCAGCAGACCCTTGTCGCCAGCGGTCTCGCGCTGGTCGCCGAGACGGTCACGCCGCTCCGGCAGCAAATCCTCGCCGCGGCGGACCTCGGCCTCGTCTTCACGGCGCCGAGCGTTTCCCCGGTCGCGATCGGGACCGGCACGAAGACGTTCACCGTCGTCGAGGCGAACCGCGCCACCGTTTGCGCCCGCGGCCATGCTGGCGATCGTGGCGAGCGACGAACCCGCCAAGGGTCCTGTGGTGCCGGAAGCTGTCGTGGGATCGCGCGAGTGGCGTCCTCGTGGTCGACGTCCTCGTCGCGCAGGGGACCGGAACGGTCTCTAGCTGGACGATCACCACCGGCATGATGGCGTCGATCGCCGGCCACACGGCTTGCGCGCCCGTCGGCCTGCTGGCGGCGACGAACGTTCAGGCTGCGCTCGCGGCGCTGTCGGACGCGCTCGGCAATGACGCGAGCTTCGCCGCGACCGTCGCGGCCGCGCTGGCGGCTCGCTACACCAAGAGCGAGGCCGACACGCTGCTCGCCGGCAAGCTGACCCGCACCGCTGCCGCGGACGCGCTCGCGGCCGTCTCGCCTGAGGGCGACACGATGCCGTTCTTCGCCAGCCCGACCGCGGCGAGCGTTACCCCTCTGCCGGGTTACGCGCGGACGATGATCGCCGCCTCGGTTGATAGTGCCGCGGCTCGCCTCGCGCTCGGCGCTGCCGCGTCGCACAATCCGAGCATCACCGGCAATCTGCGCTTCGGCGTTCGTACGCCGATCGACGCTCGGATCAGCACGTCATTCGTCAGCCCGCGGCGCACGTTCGTCTATGATACCCGCCTCGATAGCGACGGCGGGGCGTGGCGGGCGAAGATGCAGGACACGATCGCCTTCACGGCGCCCGTGACGGCCTCTCGCAGCGCGCGCAGGGACTTCCCAACGATTGCAGTAATGATCGTTCGGGACCCGGGAAACTCGCTGAACGTCTTCGACGCAGAAGAACTCACGTCGACCGGCGCGCCAACGTTGTGGGCGACGACTTTCTTCCACGCGCTCGAAGGCGACATGAACGACGTCAAGGCGTTGAACGGTATCGTCTGCGTCGCAACGAAGACTGGCCTGTGTGTCGTCGATATCCCGGGCGACACTCGATACTTCTACCGGAGCGTTCGCCTCGACCGTTACCCCGGGATGAGTTCCTCGGTCCCGGTCGATCAGAGCCGCTTGAGTACGGACCTTGCTACGACGCTGCCGAGCGGCGAGGTAAAGGCCGTTGACATGCGCGCCCTTCCGGGCGCGCCCCTGTCTCTGACCGGCCTNCACGAAGCCGACCATCGTGATGGCGACGGCTGCCGGCGCTTCGGTCATCCTCGCGAGCGGTGAGATCGTTGATATCACCCGGGCGGGCGGCTACGTCCGCGCCGACTTCTACAGTGACACGGAAATCCGGCTCATCACCCCCGAGGGTGCGATCGAAGTCGGTCCCGTCCCGACGACTGATATCACCAATACCTCGTGGCGCCTCTCGTCGACGACGCCGGCGCTGGGCCCGGCCGTCGACCTCGACGGCGAGATCGTGGCCACCGCGAAGGGCATCGAGATCAAGTCAGGCTCCCTGCTGGCGCGCGTCGGGCCGCAGTACAACACCGGATGGATGCCGCCCGGTACCGTCAGGGCGTTGTTCTGCGACAACGTCTCGCGTTCGGTGTCGGCGGCGACGCCGCTGAATGATGACTGTTCGTCCGTGACCGGATGGACGCTCGGCGCCGGATGGACGCACAACGCTACCGAGTTCGATCACACGCCCGGCAGCACCGCGCCGAACGACCGCGCGCTCACCGGGCTTGTGGTCGGCACCCGGTACCGCGTCCGTTTCCTCGTGGCGAACCGGACGGCCGGTAGCCTCGCGACGTCACTCGTGACCGCCAACGATGAAGCCGGCGCGCTGTCGGTCACGGCGGACGGCGAGAACGTCGTCGGCTTCACGGCGGCGGCGACGACGGACACGATCAGGTTCACGCCTGACACCGCGTTCGATGGGTCGGTGCAGAACGTTGTCGTCGAGGTCTCTTTCGCTGATCGCGGTCCGGCAGGTCGCGACGCTAGGGCCGTCGGGGCGTTGACGGCCGAACTCTCGGCCAGTCAGGGCGAAATCCGCCACATTGTCGGGTGGGATGCCTCGAACTACATCGAGGACGCGTATACTAGCGATCTCGACTTCACGGGCGACTTCTTCGTCGCTTTCGTAATCCTCGGGGGTGTCGTCGACGGCACGATCATCCAGCGCGCAAGTGCTGCTGATAGTGGGGTCCGCTGGGAAGTCCGGATCGCAGGGCCGTTCACTTACTTCTATCTGAACGACGGCACGGACGCTGTTCAGGCTCAGGCGGCTCTTACCTTCCTGAACCCGTCTCGCTTCAATCACTACGTAGTGACGAAGCGCGGCAACGTCGCGGAAATCTGGATCAATGGCGTTCTCGCCGGCTCCGCCGACGCGACCGCCATCGGCAGCCTCGCGAACGCATCTGCGACGGTCCGCTATGGATCGCGGCTCGACGGCACCAAGCAAGTCCCGTCGACGACGCAGATCAAGATGCTTCGCATCGGCTCCGGCGCGCCGACGGCTAGCGAAGTCCTGACGATGTTCGAGCAGGAAAGCGACACCCTCCAACTCGATGCGTTCTGTTGCCTTGGTGGCGTCTCGCCGGCGGTCTCCTGCGTCTCGCTTGATCCCATCACGGGACAGACGGCCGTCGGGGCCTCGGGGGTTTCGGTCTTCAAGGGGCTAATGAGGACGCGCTACATCGACACGCTGACCTCGCAGTTCGCCAGCAATGATATCATCGACCTGTCAATCGCGGGCGCGACGATCTCTGCGACCTACACAGGGGGGGCGGCGATCAACCGTCAGGAGCTTGCGGCCGTCATGGTCGAGAGTTCTGGGGTCGGCGGCGCGCCGGCGGCTCACAGCCACGGGGTCGCGACGACCTTGCTGCCGGGGTTCATGTCGGCTGCCGACAAGGCGAAACTTGACGGGCCGATGCCCGTCCGCGACGTCGGTGACGCGCAGTTGACGTCCGGCGATTACACGGTCGTGGCGGCCGACCACGGCCGCGCTCTGGCCTTCGCGACGACCGGCGCCGCGACGGCTGTCTTCCCGGCCGGCTTGCCGCGCGGGACCGTCGTCACGCTGGCGCGCGGGACGTCCGACCTCCTGATCGAGGCGGGCGCCGGCGCGACGGTCACATTCCAGTACCCGGGCGACACCAAGGTCGCGCGGGTCAACGGGCGCGTGACCGTCGACAACATCAAGGCGGCGACCCAGTGGGTCGTGAGCGAGGGGACGGTCTAATGATGGCACGCCCCTTCGCGCAACCGCGAACCGTCTCCGAGGAGGCGCACGTCATTCAGCGCCGCTGGGTGGCCCTCGGCGAGCCGGCGCCAGACCGCCGGCTCGCGGATATGGACCGGGTCCTCATCGTCCCGGCGAAAGCCGCGGGGTTGTTCTCGATCCTCGACGTTCTCGCGCTACCGCAGCACAGCGCCGCGGCGATGCGCGTGAATGTCGCGAACCCCGCGGGGGCGTTGCTTACCTACTTCAATTCCCCGACGGTCGTCGCGGATGGCTACTGGCAGGGTGACGGCGTCGCGAGCTATATCGGTTCCGGGTTCAACCCCGTTACTGCTGCCGGAAAGTATAAGCAAGAGGAGTGCTCGCTTTTCATTCGAGGGCTGGCACACGTTGCTAGTTCCTCAATGACCGACATTGCGATCTCCACCGTCGCGAGGATTATCGGCAGCTTTGGAGCGTCTGGAACGGTAAACGCGCAGTCGGCAAATCAGACCCTCGTGAATGCGGACACGAAATCTTCTTACGGTGTAACGCGAAGACTTGACGGTAAGGTCTACCCGTTCCGAAACGGCGTTCCGCAAACGGGGGTGACTGTCGCTTCTTCGGCGCTGGTGAGTTCAGAGTTCAACGTTCTGACGCGCACGAGCGGTTCCGGACTGTCGAGCCGACCCCATCGGTGGGTTCGCGATCGGCGGCGCACTCTCGGATCAGGCAATCGCCGATCTCAATACGATCGTCGACGCTTGGCTCACCTATCTGGGGGCGATCTGAATGCAGGTATTGATCCTCGACAGCGCGACCGCTCAGGCGGTCCGCAAGCGGTCGCCGCTCACCGGCGCCGCCCTTGAGCCGCGGCCGATGGCCGACGGGACGTTCGCCCTACCGGCGCGCGTCCTCGACGATCCGGCGCACAAGCGCCATCACGCCCGGCTGCGGCGGCTGCCGACGCGGCTCGCCGCCGAGTGCGCGTGGCTTGAGGTCGACGACGACGAAACCACGGCGGCGCCCCNNCCGAGGTCAGCAGCAAAGAGAACGACCAAGCGCCGGAAGGCGTGACGTCGAAGCGGTAAGAAAACAGGCCCCCGCGGGGGCCTTTGCTTTGCAACAGGAGCAGACAATGACTGACCCGACTTTCGGTCTTACCTTCACGCGAGACGACAATGAGGTTCGCCCCGTTGTCGGGTCGGACCTCTCGACGATCGGCCTCGTGGGTACCGCCGAGGACGCCATCGCGGAGACCTATCCGCTCAACACCCCGGTGTCGATCAACACGAATGACCCCATCCTCGTTGCGATGCTCGGCCTGACCGGCACGCTGCCGGACGCCATCAAGGGCATCAACGCGCAGCTTGCCGACTTTCAGGTCGCGGCTCGCGCGGTCATCGTCCGGATCGCCGAGGGCGAGGACGACGACGAGACGATCGCGAACATCATCGGCGTGCAGGCGAACGGCACGGGCATCTACGCGATGCTGCGCGCCGGTCCGGACCTCGGCGTCATCCCGCGGCTGATCGGCGTCCCGGGCTACACGCACCAGCAGAAGAACGGCGTGACGGCGATCACCGTGACGGCGATGGGTTCCGGCTACACGTCCGCCCCGACGGTCGCTTTCTCCGGTGGCGGCGGCACCGGCGCGGCCGGCACGGCCGTCCTCGGGACTGGCGCCGACGCGCAGAAGGTCGTCAGCGTGACGATCACGAACCCCGGCAGCGGCTACACGTCGGCGCCCACGATCGCGTTCTCCGGCGGTGCCGGTACGGGCGCGGCCGCGACCGCGACCGTCAACGTGCTGGCGAACCCCGTCGTGCGCCGCCCTGCCGNCGGTGCTGAACGACCTCGTGGCGCACGCCGTCGTCGAGGGCCCGGGTACCACGAAGGCGGCCATCATGGCGTGGCGCGAGACGCTGAACTCGCAGCGCTTGATCCCCGTCGATATGTGGGTGCGCGTGCAGGAAGGCGTCAGCGTCGTCACCCGCCCGGGCGCGCCTCGCGTCCTCGGGATCGGGACGCGGCGAGACTACGAGAAGCGCGGCATCCCGGGCCACTCGTGGGCGAACCAGCCCGTGCAGGGCATCCTCGGTTTCGCGCGTTCGGTCGCGTTCTCGCTCACCAGCGGCGCGACGGAAGGTCAGGAACTCCTCGCGGCGAATATCGGCATCGGTGTTCGCGGTGAACTCGGCGTCGAGAACGCGATCTCGTCGTCGGGCTTCGTCTTCATCGGCACCGACAACGCCGGCGATGACGTTCTGTGGCAGTTCTACAACCAGAACCGGATGCGCGATTACTTGCATCTGGGCCTGATGAAGACGTGGCGGTTCTATCTCGGCAAGTTCAACATCACCGAGCAGACCGTCCAGTCGGTGCTGAACGTCGCCGATCGCTGGATGAACGACCTCACGGCGGACGATCATCTGCTGGGCTTCCGGGTCGGGTTCGAGGCGAATAAGAACTCCCCGGAGAACCTGCGGCTCGGGCGCATCCGGGTCTACTTTGCCGCCGAGGAGCCGGCGCCGTTGCGCCGGATCGACGCGGACAGTCGCCGGTACCGCCCGGCGCTGGATGCCCTCGTGCAGGACATCGCGGCGAGCCTCGACAGCCTCGCGGCCTGACGGCACAACGCCGCCAGCGCATGAACCCCGGGCCGCGGCTTGAACGCCGCGGCCGCTTGAGAACGCCCCACGGAGGCACCCGCAAATGTCCACCCTCTACATCATGGAAGCCGTCAACCTGTTCTGCGGCGACGACGATCCCGCGAACGGCAAGCGGCTTTCGATTTCCGAACTCAAGCTGCCCGTGCTGTCCGAGAAGATGGCCGATCACCACGCCGGCGGATCGAACTTCGCCATTCAGGTCGCGGTCGGCATGGAGGCCTTGGAGGCGACGTTCAAGCTCGCCGGCTGGGACCCGGACATGCTCGTTCAGTTCGGCCTCGGTTCCAGCAACCGCGAGCGGTACACGGCTCGCGGCGCCATCAAAGACAAGCGCCGCGGGACGACGATCGCCGCCAAGGCGATCATGGAAGCGCGCCTCGCGAAGATCGAAGGTGACGCGTTCCAGCGCGGCGAGTTGATGCAGCATGATTACATGCTCGCCGAAATTCTCCACTATGCCCTTTATTGGGACAACGCGGAGAAAATCTACTGGAACTTCTTCACGGGGGAGTGGCGCGTCGACGGCGTCTCTCAGAACTCCGAGGAGCGTCGCGCGCTCGGTATCTCCTGACGCGTGACAAGCGGTCCGGCTCGCGCCGGGCCGCCACCGCCCGAACGGCAACCAGAACCCAAGGCAACGCACTATGTCGAGCATCGCACTCAAGTATCCCGTGACGACCCAGAACGGGGAGACGATCACGGGCCTGACGTTCCGCCGCGCCAACGTCGCGGACCTCAAGGCCACCGAGGACGCGCGCAAGTCCGGCGGCGACTTCGACGCTGGCGTCGCGCTCCTGTCGCGCCTCTCGTCCCTGCCGACCGCGACCGTCCTGCTGCTGGACGCGGAGGATTTCCAGAACGCCTCGGAGCGCCTCGTGGATTTTTTGCCTCGGCAAAAAACCTCGACCGATGGCTGACGGTCGTGGCTGAGGTCGCGGCGATCCTTCACCAGCGCATCCCCGACCTCATGGAAATGACGTTGGAGGACCTCAGTCAGTGGCACATTGAAGCCGCCCGGATCGCCCGGGTACGGGGAGCCTAAAGCCCATGTCGAACGTCGCCAGCAACCTCATCGTCCGGCTGATCGACCACGTCTCCGGGCCCGCCCGGCAGGTCGCGCAGTCCGTCAAGGGGATCGTGTCCGCGACGGCTGGCGCCGGCGGCGGGGTTGCTCGCGCGCAGGCTGGGATCGCGCGAGCCATCGCGGCGAACAATGCCGCGGTGGACAACATGCGCGGCCGCGTCGTCGACGCGGTCGGCGCCGCCTACGTCCTCGCCAACGCGATCTCGTCGCCGATCAAGAGCGCGATGGCGTTCGAGAGCGCGATGGCGGACGTCCGCAAGGTCGTGGACTTCCCGACCCCTGCGGCCTTCAAGGCGTTCGGCGAGCAGATCAAGGAAATGTCGACCCGGCTGCCTGTGGCGGTCGCGGGTCTCGCCGAGATCGCGGCCGCGGCCGGACAGGCCGGCATCGCGCAAAAGGACATTCTGCGGTTCACCGAAGCCGCGGCGAAGATCGGCGTGGCGTTCGATATCAGCGCCAGCGAGAGCGGCGAGGCGCTCGCGAAGATGATGGCCGGCCTCGGCATGACGATCGACGAGGTCACGCTGCTGTCCGACGCGATGAACCACCTGTCGAACGCGCAGGCGTCCAGCGCGGCAAGCATCCTCGACGTCGTCCGCCGGGTCGGCGCGAGCGGCACGCAGATCGGGGTTCAACGCCACCCAGACGGCCGCGTTCGCGTCCGCGATGATCGCCGCCGGCGCCGACAGCGAGGTCGCGGCGACGTCGTTCCGCAACATGGGCATGGCGCTGGTGAAAGGCGCGAGCGCGACGAAGCGCCAGCGCGGCGCCTTGAACGATCTCGGCCTTGATGCCGAGAACGTCGCCAAGCGAATGCAGGAGGACGCGGTCGGGACGACGATCGACGTCCTCGAACGCATCAACAAGCTGCCGAAAGAAATGCAGGCGGCGGTGTCCTACGACCTTTTCGGCGGCGAGGCGCGCGCGCTGGGCCCGCTCATCACGAACATCGACCTCTTGAAACAGGCCCTCGGTCTCGTCGCCGACGAGACGCAGTACGCGGGGTCGGCGCAGCGCGAGTTCGAGGTCCGATCCGAGACCTCGGCGAACCGCTTGCAGACCTTCGCGAACCGGGTGGAGCGCGCGTCAATCGCCATCGGCGACGCCTTGCTGCCGGCGATGAACGCGATCCTCGACCGCATCGAGCCGCTCATTGACGGTATCTCGCGCCTCGTGACCGCGTTCCCGCGCGCGACCGCGACCGTCATCGGCCTCGTGTCGGCGGCGATTGCGCTGCGCGTCGCCATGACGGGGATCAGCTTCGCGGCCGCGCTCGCGAAGGGCGGCATCCTATCGATCCTCGCCCCGATGGCGACGGTCGCCGGCGGTCTCACGCGGCTCGCCGGCGGCGCGTGGGCGGCTGCCGCGGGGTTGACGGCTTACGGGGCTCGCAGCCGGGCCGCGGCGGCGGCGAACGTCGCGTCGATGGCCGGCATGTCGCTGGTCAATCAGAACCTCGTGGCCGTCGGGAAGTCGGCAAAGACCGCCGGCGCGGCGATGATCGCCGGCATGGGATCGAACGCGCAGGCGGCGGCGCGGATGACCGCCGGCATGTCGAGCGCGGCCGCGGCGGCGGCGACGCTCGGCAGCAGCGGCGGGAAACTCAAGGGGCTAGGGTCGGCGCTTATCGCCCTGCTGAACCCGATCGCGCTCGTGCGCGGCGCGATGCACTTGCTCAAGCTTGCGGTCATCGGAACGGGTCTCGGGGCGATCATCGTCGGCATCGCGGCCGCGGGCGCGTGGATTTATCAGAACTGGTCGGGCATCGGGAAAATGTTCACGGCGTTCGGCGAGGCCTTCATGGCTGCGCTGGGCCCGCTGGCGCCCGTCGTACAGCCGGTCGTCGATGCGCTCAAGGCGGTGTGGGATGCCCTGTCGTCCCTGTTCGCGCCGCTCGACGAGAGCGGCCAGAAGTGGGAGGCGTGGGGAACCGCGGCCGGGCAGTGGGCGGGCAACGTCGCGCGCGCGCTGGTCGAGATCGTCACGAACGTGACGGCGTGGGTCGGGCAGGTCGTGGCGGCAATCGCGGGTCTCGCGACCGCCATGTTCGAGGCTGGCGTCGCGGCGTTCACGGCTCTGTGGGAGGGCATGAAGTCCGTCGGCGCCGCGATCGTCGCATGGGCTGGCACGCTCGGGTCGCAGATCGCGAGCGCGATCACGAACGCGGTATCGAACGCGGTCAGCAGCGCGGCCGGGTACCTGAGCAGCATCACGGGGATCGGCGGCGGTGGCGGCGGCGCCGCGCCGGCGGTCGCGGGCGAGGGCATGGAGGCTCGCGCCAAGGGCGGCCCGGTTCGCGCCGGGACGTCCTACATCGTGGGCGAGGAAGGTCCGGAAATCTTCAAGCCGCGCCAGTCCGGGGAGATCATCCCGAACGGCGCGGCGTCGTCCGGCCGGCCGGTCGCCGGCGGGAAAGCCGGCATCGTCTACAGCCCGAATATCAGCCTCATGATCCATGAGGCGACGGGCGACGCGCGCGCCGCCGTGCGCGAGTTCGCCGAGACCCTCGCGCGCGAGTTCGAGGTCGCAAGCCGCGCGTCGTTCGCGGATGGGAGTGCGTGATGCTCTATCAGTTCGGCCTCATCACCTTCGAACGCCTGCCGGTGAACGCGGTCAGCGTCAACCGGCAGGCGGGCGCCGACCACGTCGAGAAAGACGTCATCGGCGGGTTGCGCCCGATGGAGTTCATGGGCGAGGGCGGCGACGTGATGACGATCGCGGGCCGCCTCTTTCCCGAGAAGTTCGGCGGCTCGATCGACAGTCTTCATACGATGCGGGTCGCTGGTATGCCGCACGTTCTCACCCGCGGAGACGGTGTCAATCTCGGGTGGCGAGTAATCGAGAGCGTCAACGAACGCGGCGAGTTCCTCGGAACTCGCGGCGTCGGCAAGGTCATCGACTTCGACGTCACGCTTAAACTGTCCGGACCACCGTCGGCCGGGCAGTATATCGAAACTCTCATTAGGCTATTCCAATGAGCATCGAGACCCTTACGGTATCGGACGAGCACACGCCGCTCGACCTCTTGATCTTCCGGCGGTTCGGCATCGAGCGCACCGGGATGGTCGAGGACACGCTGAACCGCAACCCGACGCTCGCCAACGATCCGCCGTTCCTCCCGCTGGCGCGGCGCGTCGACGTCTCGGTGCCGGCGCCCACGACCTCGCAGACGGTCGCGCGCGTCCGCCGGCTCTGGGGGTAACGCGTCATGCGCAAGGCGTTCTTCCGGGTCGCGATCGACGGCCGCGACATGACGACCGAGTGGGCGCCCGTCGTCACGAAGATCAGCGTGAAGGACGCGTCCGGCAGCGAGGCCGACACCGCCTCGGTGGAGTTCGATGACAAGGGCGGGCAAATTCCGCTGCCCCCCAAGGGGACGCCGATCTCCATCGCGCTCGGCTGGGAAGGCGCGACGGGTCTCGTCGTCTTCGACGGGTTCACGGATGAGCCGTTCTCGTCCGGGGCCCGCGGTCAAGGCATGCTACTTGAGATCACGGCCAAGTCCGCCGACCCGCGGTCGGGGCTCAAGTCCGAGCGCGAGAAGCACGTTGACGACGCGACGTTCGAGGACGCCGCGACGACGTTCGGCGGCGAGGCGGGCGTGCAGGTCACCGTCCACCCGGACCTCGCGTCCATCGCCCGCGACTGGTGGGCGATGGAAGGCGAAAGCTTCCCCTCGTGGGGCGCCCGGGACTCGCGCGCGAGATCGGCGCGACGTTCAACGATCATGGGCACCCGGGCGGTGTTCTCGCCGCGCAACTCCGGCGAGGCGACGAGCGGCGGCGCGCTGCCGTCGATCACGGCGACGCGCGACGTCAACCTAATGGCGTGGCGCATTTCCCCGGCGCTGTCGCGCCCGCCGGCGAAAACGTACCGGGTCCGCCGGTACGATCCCGAGCAGGCGAAATACGTCTACGTCGAGGTTCAGGCAGAGATCGAAGACGACGAAGCCGCGTCGACGGATCGCCAGACCGTCGGGGACGAGGCGACGGCGCAGACGCGCGCCGACGCGAAGAAGCGCGAGGGCGACCGCGAAAGCGGCGGCGGTAGCGTCACGATCGACGGCGAGCCGGCGGCGCAAGCCGAGGGGACGTTGATCCTCGTCGGGACCCGCCCGGGGATCGACGGCACGTATCGGATCGACAGCGTGCAGCACGACCTCACCCGCGGCGGCGGCTTCACGACGTCGCTCGAACTCAAGCAACCGTCGGGCGGCGCAGGCGAGGACGGACGCGCGGTTTCTCCCGACGGCGGCTCGGATACCCCGGCGGACCCGTCATCCTCGTCCTGGGCCACGCCTAACGGTCTCGCGGGCGACAACCTGCCGGCCGACAACCTCGCGTAACGAACCCATCCGCGGCGCGTCGCCGGCGGACCGTTGGAGCAAGACGAATGTTCAACACCGAGACCATCGCGCTCATCACCAGCGTGGCGCACTCGATCAAGGTCCCGCCCGCCGCGTTGCTGGCGGTCGCCGAGGTCGAAAGCGCCGGCCGGGCGACGGACGTCGTCAACGGCCGGGCGATGCCGCTCATCCGCTGGGAGGGCCACTATTTCTACCGCCGGCTGTCCGGCACCGCGCTTTCGACGGCGGTCCGCGATGGGCTCGCGTCTCCCAAGGTCGGCGGCATCCCGAACCCCCGGACGCAGCAGGGCCGCTACGATCTCCTCGACCGCGCCAAGCGGATCAATGAGGCGGCGGCGCTCGAAAGCTGCTCGTGGGGTCTCGGGCAGGTCATGGGCGGGAACTGGCGGATGCTCGGCTACGCGAGCGTCCACGAACTCGTCGAGGAGGCGGTCAGCGGCGTCGCCGGACAGGTCGCCGTCATGGCGCGGTTCATCAAGGCCACGGGGCTCGTCGACGAGTTGCAGGCCTTGCAGTGGACGGCGTTCGCCCGGCAGTACAACGGACCCGGGTTCGCGGCGAACCGCTACGACACGAAGATGGCGGACGCCTACGCGCGCTGGGCCCGGGTCGTCGGCGCCACGGCGCCCGTCCGGGTGCCGACCGGCTGGGTGGGGATGGGCGCCAAGGGCGATACCGTCCGGGCGATCCAGACGGCGCTTCGCCGCGCCGGCTACACCGTCAACGTCGACGGCGACTTCGGGCCCGCCACGAAGGCGGTCGTCATCGAGTTTCAGAAGGCGAACGGTCTCCTGCCGGATGGGCGCGTGGGCGGTCAGACGCAGGCGGCGCTCGATGCCCTCTCGGCTCCGCCGGCGAAGATGGTCGCGCCCGACGCCGCTGTGGCGCCGGTCGGGAAGGCGACGGTCGGTCTCGGGTTCGCGGGCGTGACGCTGTCGGAAGCCGCGCAGGCGATCTCGCCGCACGTCAGCCTGCACCCGTGGGTCGGTTACGCGTTCGTGGGTCTCATCGTCATCGGCGCCGCCGTGACGATCTACGGGACCTTGTTCGCCCGGCGGGAGCGTCCCGCGTGACGGTCGTCCTCTCGTGGCTGATCGGCACGACGTTCGGACGAACCGTCGCCGCCGTCCTGCTGGCGCTGGCGCTGGCGGGCCTGTCGCTCGCGTGGGCTTTCCGAAAGGGAAAGTCCGCGGCGGACCTCGAAGCCGCGACGCGATCTCTGGAAACCCTGCGCGAAAGGATCGCGACCGATGAAGAAGTTCGCACTCTCAGTCCTGCTGGTCGGCGCGAGCGTCTTCGCCAGTGGGTGCGCGACGACCCGCCCGGCTGATCCCTGCGACGGGTGGCGCGCCATCCGTCCAACGTCGGCGGACGTAGACGTCATGTCCGATCGCCTTGTCGAGGCGGTCGTGGCACACAACGAACACGGTGCGAATGTCTGCGGGTGGGCTCGTGACTGAGGGGCCTGATATGTTCGGAGACTTTGGCGGCCCGGATCGCCGCACGGGGGGCGATCGACGGGCCGACGAGGACCGCTTTCGCGGACCTCGATCCAAGCACTCGCGCGTTCCTCCGCCGGCTGCGCGACGACGAGATCGCGCAACTTCAAGAGGCGATCGACTTCATGCGGTCGGTTCGGATGGTCGGGCGGTTCACCCGCTGGGCCCTCTATACCGTCGTGGCGGCGTTCCTCGGCGCTATCGCGGTCGGCGAGGGGTTCTCGTCGCTGCGCCGCTTGATCGCCGAATGGTTCAACGGAGGCGGACGATGATGACGAAACTGCTCGGCGGCGTCACGCTGATCCTGCTCGCGTTCTGGTCGGGCATGTTCGGCCTCTGGGCCGCCAGCCGCGAGCCGCCGAGCGTCATCCTGCGCGTCGAGGTCGTGACGCCACGCGTCCCGCCGGGTGGTACCCTTGAGGCTCGGTACACAGTCCTGCGGAAGGACCTTTGCCAAACGACGATCGAGAGATCGCTAACGGACAGTGCCGGCACCCGGCACTTGATGCCGAGCCAGTTCTTCTCGATCGAACCCGGGCCGATCGGTGACGACGTCTATGTATCGCCGGCGGCGGTACCCATTGACGCCGCTCCGGGCCCGGCCCGGTACCAAGTCATTGCGTCCTACTCGTGCAATCCGCTTCACGTATTCTGGCCGATCGTCGAGGTAATGCCTGCCGTTGTCTTTACGATCGGTTGAACGAGACCCGCGACATGCGTCGCGGGGTGCCCAGCCTTGGGCGTTTCCTCCCACTTGCCCCCCGGTGCCCTCGCGGTACCGGGGGGCTTTTTTTGCGTTTCTGGGGCTATCTCACGATCGTGATAGTCTTCGCCGCCCGGGTGATCGCGGTGTAAAGGTGGTTCATGGCGTTGCGCCCGAAGATGCGGCTCTCGTCGAACAGATAGACTTTGTCCCACTGCGAGCCCTGAGACTTGTGAACCGTCAAGGCATAGCCAAAGTCAAAGGCGCTCGACCCCTTGGCGACCTCTTTTGACAACTTGTCATCCTCGCCGAGGAAGTAAGCCTTGTGGACGAGGACGAGACGCGGCTGCGCCTCGACGTCGTCGCTCGGCACGATCATGAGGGCGTGCCGGCGGTCTCGCGGCTTCACCTTGGGCGGGACGTCGACGACGTTCCAAAGGCTGCCGTTCAGCAGGCCTTTGCGGCGTTCGTTCTTCAGGCAGACGAGGCGATCCCCGATCGCCGGCACGTCCGGCTTGAACCCCCGCAACTCCCTGATCCGTGCGTTGTAGGATCGGCGGGTCGCGTTCTTCCCGACGAGCAACTGATCGGACGCGAGGACCTCGGCGCGATCGACGTCCTCGCGCAGGATGACCTTGCTGTCCCCGTAGGCGCCGAGCGCGAGCCGGCGGCCCTCGCGGACGTCCATCGACATGCGAATGATCGGGTTGTCACGGGCCTGCCGGTGGACCTCGGTCAGCATGACGTCCGGCTCGCGGCTGGTGAAGAACCCGGCGCCCTTGACGGGCGGAAGCTGCGCGGGGTCGCCGATCACGAGGACCGGCACGCCGAACGACAACAGGTCGGTGCCGAGTTCCTCATCGACCATTGAGCATTCGTCGATGACGATGAGGTCCGCTTCGTTCGCGTCGCTAGTCTCCGACAGGACAAACGTCGTCTCGCCGGCGCCNTCGACGGGGCGGTAGATCAAGCTGTGGATCGTCTTCGCGCCCTCGCAGCCTTTCGACCGCATCACCAGCGCCGCCTTCCCGGTAAACGCCGCGTAGCAGACGCGGCGCGCGTGGCTCGCGAGGACGCGCGCGAGGGTCGACTTCCCCGTGCCGGCGAACCCCGCCAAGTAGAACACCTGCCGAAACGGCTCGCAGCGGGCGCGCCTCACGCGCGCCTCGCGGAACCACGCCCGGACGGCCGCAAGTGCCGCCTCTTGCTGGGGCGACCATTCGGTCGTCGCGTCAGTCATCGCGTTCGCCGGCGAGCCGCTCGCGGTCCGCGAGAAAGAGGTCGATGAGCGACGCAACGCCCGGCATCGACCGCCGGGCTTCGGCCGTCATCGGCGCGGCCGCGAGGTACCGGGCGAGCGCGGCGCGCGTCAGGTGACGGGTGACGATCCGGTTCGCCGGCCGGTCGATGACGAGGGTCTCGATGATCGTCCCGTGCATGTTGAACGGCGGCACGCAAGCGCACGCGATCCGCAGCTTCTGGCGCGACCACGCGGGCCACAGGTACCGGGGGCGAAAGCAGCACGGCAGCCGCGGCCCTCGGCGATCGTCCGGCGCGTACGGGATCGGCATGAACCCGTAATCGCGCAGCCACCAGACGGCTTCCGCCGCCTGATCGCCGGGCGGCAGGATCGTGTCGACGCTTCCCCTGATCCGCATGGACCCCCGCCCCTACTTGCTCGCCGGCGCGGCTTTGTTGCGCGTCGACCGGGCGCGCGCGGCCGTCAGGGCCGCCAGCGCGGCGATGCCCTCGTCGGTCAACTCGACGGCGGCGATCTGGACCTCACGGACCATGCCGCTGTCGATCGCCCGGCGCAGGACGCCGTGCGCCGTCGAGACCTCGCCGAAAAGGCGAAGCGCCTCGACCTCGGCTTTCGGGCGCTGCCCCTTGGCGGCGATCGTTTCGAGCAGCGTGAGGTCGCGGTCGAAGGCAGGGGTGGAACGTGCGCTCATGGGGTTCTCCCGGGGGTCAGAACGGCGCGTCGTCATTGACGGGCGGCTTCGAGGTCGCGGCCGGCGCGGCTTTCTGAGCGTCGGCTCGCAGTTTCAGGTGGTAGCGCGCCGTTGCCTTGACGTCGCGTTCGCACTCAGACTTGTTCACGATCCACTGCAAGTAATCGGTCGGGACTTCCTCCCATGACTTACCGCGGTGTTGCTTGAGGTTGCAGCGCGGCAGCAGCGCCGGGCGGCTTGAGAACAAAACGAACTTGTCAAACGGGATCGCGCCCTCTTTCAGGATGCGATCCAGCAGCACGGCGCAGAGGTACGCGTCGGGCCCGGCTCGGTGCGGCGGCATCACCAAGTCCTCGACGACGTCGAGGTCGAGGTAATAACGGAGCGTCTGTAGATTGTGGGCGGGCGCGTCGGGCCAGATACGCACCGCAAGTTTGAAGGTGCAAATCCACGGGACCTCGCCGCCGGCGAAGAACAGTTGCTCGAAGTCCGCGTTGTGGGCGACGAAATAGTCGGGCGGGCCGGTCCATCAACTCCATGAACGCGGAACTCGACGGCGGCGCGTTCATCAACATCGCGTCGCTCAAGTGGTGGACCGCCCGGGCTTCCGGCGGGACGGGCCGCCCGGGGTTGCAGAGCCGGCTTTCCGGGGCGCAGACGATCCGCGACCCGTCCGGCATCTGCTCCACGTCGGCCCATCCCGCCTCGCAGACGGCGTGCCGGGTCTCATCGTCCGGCATCCCCGTCGTCTCGAAATCGACCGCGCGAAAGAGCATCACGCCCCCCTGAGACGCTTGACAGCCGGGCCAGACGGCGACACCGGCGTCGCCGCCATCACGACGCGGTAGACGCTGTTCCGCGTCTCGACGATCCCGCCCGGATGCTCGCGGACGACCTTGCTCGTCGTGATGATCTCGCCGTCGCGGAACCGCCCCTTCATGTCGCAGTAGACGCGCCCCCGCAGCCGCGGCGTCGCGTAATCGGTACAGACCCGGGCATCGAGCAGCACCGCGTCGACACGCTCGGGGACGGGCGGCGGCGGCGGCGCCGGCATGTCGGGCAGCTTTTTCACGGGCCACGCCTGCATGGCGGCGTGCTGGCGCTTGACGGCTTCAAGCAGCGGGTGGCCGTCATCGTAACCGCACTGCCGCAGCCGCCCCATGTAGTACGAGACGGCCGCAACCGCGACCTCGTCCTGCCCTCGCAGCAGGAACACCGGCTCGTCCGCGGGGATCAACCCCACGGGGTCCTGAATGCGGTTATAGTCTTCGCGTGCGTGCTTCACGTCCGTTCCCCCTTAGTTGCTTGCCGCGGCGGCGCGTCGGGCGACGGCCGCCTTCTTCGCGTCCATCGACGACTTGAGCGCGGCCGCGAACATCAGATGCGCGGTAATCGCGCACTGGTCCTCCGCGCCGTCGACGGACATAATCGCGGCCGCGCTCGCGGCGCCGGCGATCATCACCTTGACGATCTCGACCGGCTCGCGCTCAGGCTCGCCGGCCGACGCCGCCTCGGCGAGCCACGCGCTCGCGAGGTCGGCGATCTGCGCCACGAGAACCTCTTGGCGCGCGATCCGGACTTCGCTTGCTTCTTCCTCGGTCATCAACGTCTCCCCTCAGTGCTTGGACGCGCCGGCGGGCGCGCCGGCGCTAACCTCGATGACCTCGACCGTCACGCCCTCGCGCCGCAGCGCGCAAATCAGGGCATCGGAGAAGGCCTTAGACGCGAACTGCGCCGCCTGCGCGTGCATCCCCGGCTGCGCGGAAATGACCGCGAGGGACGCGATCCCCTCGACGGCCAGCCGGACCCCCAAGCCGGGATGGCGGTCCGGTTCCCGCTCGGTCGGGGGCTCATCCGACCACGCGAGGATGAGGTCGCCGATCCGGCACTTGAGGCAGTGGCACGGCTTTTCTTCCTCAGACATTGTGATCCCCTTCCTATCCGCCGGCGGCAGGATCGCCGCCGGCGCCGCGCCGGCGCTACTCGCCCGACGGGTTCGCGGCCTCGTGCTCAGTCTGGTGCTGGTAGCCGAGTTTCCACGCCGTCCCCTCGGCGGACCGGGTCGCGGCCTTCAACTCGACCGGGATCGACTTGACGTGCTTCCCGGCCGCGCTCGCCTCGGCGCCCGCCACGTACGCGGCGACCTGCGCGAGGTCGTCCGCGTCGATGCCCTTCGGGGCGAACGGCAGGCCTTCCAGCATCATCGCGATCCGCTCCTCGGGATCGTCGTCGCTGTCGATCGCCGGCGCGCTGCCGCGGTTCCCGTCCTCCGCCGGCGGCGAGGTCTCGGCTTCCGGCGCGGTCTCGGCGGCCGGCTTGTCCTCGACGGCAGCCGGCGCCGCAGCCGCGCCCGTAGGCGCGGTTTCGACCGCGGGGGCGGCGGTCTTCGCCTCGGCGGGCTTCTGCTCGTCGGCTGGCTTCTCCGCGGCCGCGGGCGCCTTGTCGGCGGTCGCCGGCGCGTCGACCTTGGCGGCAGCCTTCTTCGCGGTCGTCGGCTTGTCGGCCGCGACCTTCGTGGCGTTCCCGTCCTCGGCAGCCGGCGGGTCGGCCGGCTTGTCCTTCGACCCGGCGATCTGGTCGAGCTTCCCCGTCAGCGTCTTCGGCTTGTCGCCCGCGGCCGCGGCGCCGCCGGTCGGGAACATCGCCTCGACGTCCGCCTCGCCCGACTTGAGGGAGGCGTGCATGGCCGTCAGGTCCACGAGATGGTCAAGCGTGACGTCCTCCATGCCCTTGACCTCAAGGGCGGCGAACACCTGCTCGGGCTTCACGCCGAACGCCGCGAAGGCCTTCATGGCGAGGTCGCGCCGGACCGACAGCGTCTTCACGTCGCCGCGCACCACCTGCTCGACCGCCGCGTAGGCGCCGCGCCACACCGCCTTCGGGATGCCGGCGAGCGTCGCATTGCGGGCCGCGATCGACGCCGCGGCGTTCCCGGTCACGAGGATCATGTCATCGTTGTAGACGCGGCCGTTCTTCTCGCTGATCCGCCGGCGCACCCGGGCGGTCCGGACGGCGTTCGTTTCGAGGTCGTGGAATACCGCCTCGGCCTCGACGAACTTCTCGACGCGGTCGACGTCCGTCACCCGCACCGATAGCTTCGCGTTACCCCACTGGCTGAACACGATCTCGGCGAACCGGGCCGACGGGCCGACGATCGGCTTCCCGGCGCGCGGTAGCGCATACATGCTTTCCTTCGCGCTTTCCTCGTCGAGGGTCGCGAGGGTTTTGATATTCGTCACCACCCTCGCGATGCTGCGCGGCACGCGCGCGCGCCGTCGCGAGTCTGGTGGTCGATCTCGACCCGCGCGAGGCTGATCGCGAGCGACGTTTCGGCGGTGCCCGGCAGCGTCCCGCTCCCGACCATCGGCAGCCCGGCACTGACGAACTCCCCGTGCTGGTCGACCATTTCCAAGTCCTGACCCATCGTCGTCTCTCCTGTTGCCGACCCTGTCGGCTTGCCCTATCCGCCCGGCTGGCGCCGGCCGGCCGATCAGCGAATGTTCGCCTTGACGTCCTCGTAGATGCGGACCCCGGGGAGTTCCCGGTTGCCGAGATCGACGAACTTCTTCACGGCCGCGTCGATGTGCTCGCGCTTGAGGTACGGGCGGATTTTGTCCATCGGGATCGCGTCGATATCCACGATGGCGTGAACCCACTTCTGCCGCGCCGATACCGTCCCGCCGGACCCGCGCGTGCGCGTGAGGTCCGCCGCGGATGCCGACACGGTCTCGGTGGCGCGCGCCGCCCGGTCCTCGAACGTCTCGGCGCGATCGAGCGCCTTCTCGGCAGCCGCCGTCTTCCCGGCCGCGGCGAGTTCCTCGGCCTTGCGGCGATGCTCGGCCGCCGCTTCCTCGGCCTTGCGGGCTTCCTCAGCGGCGGCGCGCTTCGCGGCCGCGGCCTTCTCGGCGGTGTATTCGTCCGCCCGCAACTGCACGCCCGACTTGATCCGGTCGACCCGATCGGCGTGCGGGCGGAAGAACGAACGGACGACCTCAAGCGCGTCCGTGAACGGCTGCTGATCGTCCTTCCGGATCGTCTCGACCCGCTTCTCCATCGCGCGAGCGTCGCGGACGATCTGTGACGCCGCCTCCATGTCGGCCTCGGTGCGAAGCGTCTTCGGCAGCAGGTTCGCCCGGGCCGCCAGCGCGTCGACTTCGGCGACGACCGGCTTGTGCTTGGTGGCGAGCTTCTCGGCGAGAATTTCCGCATCGGTCGGCGGCGAGTTGTGCCCGATCGCCGGCGGGTCGTCGGTTGTCGTCATCGGTGGCTTCCTTTCAGCCTGCGGATGCGCAGGGCACGGTAGGACGTCGCGTCAACGTAGTGACCGCGACGCTCGACGAGACGGTCGCGCAAGCGACCATCCCGGGACGTAGGCGCGCTCGTGCGCGCCAAGCTTGTCGGTGATCTCTGCATCGACGGCCGCGACGGCGCGCTCGCACTCGGCGATCTGCCCCTTGAGCCGCTCGCGCTCATCGAGCAACTCGCCGATCCGGTTGTCGCGAGACAGGTCGATCTCGGTGCCGTTGTCGCTCGCATAGAGGTTCGCGATCGTCTCCCCGTCGCGCCCATAGTCGGCCGGCGGCGGGTCGCGCTCGGCGATACGGCGCCAGAAATCCGCCGACAACTCGACGAGCCGGTCATAGACGCCGCCGTGCAGCGGGACCTCGGCGATGTGCATGTCGACGTCGTGCCCGATCACGAGCGCGCCGCACGCCGCCCACTCGCCGCCGAGCATCGTCGCCTCGACGATCGCCTGAATGGCGACATACAGCGGCGCCTCAAGTTCCCCATCGTCGTTGAACCACCGACGGCGGAAGACGGACGGCTCGACGGACTTCAACTGAACGGCGCCGATCTTCCCGCCGTCGCGCCGGGCGATGACGTCCGGGGTTGCGCCGATGCGGGACGGTCCGTCGCGGTAGTATCGCTGCGCCGCGCCGGTATTGTGCCACAGGCGCCAGCGCGGGCGCTTCTCGGCGAGCAACTGAACCGCGACCGGCTCAAGCAAGGTACCGCGCCGCATCGGTCCCGTGACCTCCGGATCAGCCGCGAGCGCGCCCGACTTGAGGGCATACAACTCGAACGGCGTCACGAACGGATGCACGCCGAACAACGCGGCCGCGACGCTGGCCGTGACGTCGCGGCGACGGTAGGCGTGCCACGTCGCGGGGTCGCCGGCGGCGAAAACCTCGATCGGGCGCATTAGAACCACACGGGGCGGTGGAAAAGGACGGCGGTGCCGTAGATCGCCGGAAGCGTCTCGGGATCGCGGAGCGGCTCGCGCGCCATCGTGGCGGCCCGATAGATGGCCGTTGCGGCGTCGTTCCGCGGAAGGCCTTTCAGCTTCCCGCTACAGTCGACGAACATGTCGCGCTTGTCGCCGCGGTGGAGCACCGAGACGTGCTCCGGACTGGCGCCGTGCAGCAGGCGGGAAATGACCGGCTTGAGGTCGCGCCAGCCGGGTTCGAGCGGCAGGGACTGCGACGCGTCGACGTCCGGCGCGCCGGGTCGCATGATCGTGTAGGCGGTCTCGACGAGGGTCGTGGACGTCGACATGGGGGCGATCTCTCGCGTGGGGTGGAGGGGGTCGGTGGCGGGTACGCGGCCGGGGTTGTGGGGCCATCCCGCCACCTGCTCCGGCGATCCTCAGTCGCCGGCATCGGGGAAAGAGGGGGTGCGGCGGCGCCGACCGGAGACCCGGCGCCGCCGCGATCCCGGGGATCGCGCAGGGGGGGGGAGGACGCGACCCCCGGGAAACTCAGGCGCAGGGGTGGTCGTCGAAGTGGCGGAGCGACTTCGGCGGGCGCTTCGGGCGGTGCTGGCGGATGACCGCGACGACGATCATCCCCATGATGGCGAGGCACAGCCCGATCGCCGCGACGCGCAGCCACACGATAACCGGCGGGTCCCGCGACAGGTCGATGACCCGGGGCTCGACCGCGTCCGCGGGGTTGACAACCGCGAACCACGCGAGCGCGAGGGCGGTGGCGGCGATGGCGAGCGCGACCTTGCCTGCGGACCTCGCGACGGACGCGAGGGGGCGGCGGGGCGGCGGCGGGAGGTACAGCATAGCTGCGAGACCTTGCGCGAGGGGAAGGCGGGGGATCGCCTTGAGCGCCCCCCCGGGTGGATCAGGCCGCGACCTTGTCCAGCATCTTTCCCGCGACGCGCTCGATCTCGATGCGCTCGTCGGTGAACGGGATCGCGCGGGCGACCGCCGTGATCCCCTGCGCGAAGTCCCACACGGTCCGCGCCGGGTGGCCCTCCTCGTTCTCGACCGCTTCGAGAATGTCGAGCGACCGCTTGCGGGTGAACCCGCGATCCGCGAGGAACGACAGCGCGGTGTCTTTGTCCTCGGCGACCTTGGCGGCCTTCGCCTTCTCGACGCCTTCGATGAGCCGGGCCGACGAACCGTCGGCGAACGACGCGAGCGCGGGGCGGGCCTGCTCGATGAACCGCGAGGGCGCATACTTGCTGTGCACCATCCGGACTTCCTCGAACCGCTCGACGCCCCACAGGATGCGGTTGCAGCAGATCGCCCGGACGTAGAACGTCTGGATCACGAGCGCGCCGCCACCGACCTCGGAGTTTTTGACGATGAAGCCGCGGAACATGAGGTCGTCGGAACCGTCCCGGGTCTTCCCGACGACGATGGGATTGCGGTCGTCGACGAGCATGACGAAGACGTCGCGATCCGACGCATAGAGGGTCGTGCTGTCCTTCGTGACCGGCGCTTCCGGGTCATAGACGAGCGACGACCAATCCATGACGCCCGGGATTTTCCACCGCTCGTCGCCGGTACCGTTGCCGGCGATCTGCTGCACCGCGTCCACGACCTCGTGGTCGAAGATGCGACCATAGTCGGGGCCCGTCGCGGCCCTGAGGTCGAGACCGGCGCGACCGTACAGCTTGAGGGTCTCGGCCTCGCGGTTGTAGCGCATCCCGTACGACAGCGCGTCGGCGCTGATCTGCGAGGGCAGGGTCCGCAGGTACCCGGCCGGCGCCTTGGCGAGGATCGCCAACTGACCGAACGACCAATGGGTCGGCGCGACCTCGCGCCCGTCCGGCAGGCCGACGGTGAGCTTGTGCATGTTCGGCGCGTCGGCCTTGGTGCGGATTTCCGGGGCGACGAACTCGACCTTGCGGGTATCAACCCGCTCCTCGAACGTCGCCTCGGCGCGGGCGAGCGTGTTCGCCTTGAGGTCCGACAGGCTCAGAAACCGTTCGTCGGCCGGGCGCGCCAACCACTGCGTCGAGAGGTCCATGCGCGCCTCGCCAGCGTGAATGTTCGCGACCTTGAAGGCGGTTCCAACGGGGGCGGCGGCGGTGGGGTTCGTCAAGGCGTTCATGGCGTTCTCTCCGGTTGCGGCCAAATCCGCGCCGCCAAATTGCAATGTGAGCCAACGCAAATGCAACAGAAAAAATCATGGGCGACGAAAATAGATTGGCGACCCCGGCGACGACCCCGGTCGGCTGGCGCGAACCCCGGACGACCCCCGCGCGCCTACGCGTACGCGAGCGCGGAGGTTGTTATATCCTATGTTGTAGGTTTACCTAGCCTCTGGCTCTGGCGTCGAGACAGTGCTGTGATACTTGCGCGAGGGTCGACAGTGTTACTCGTCTAATTTGCGATCAGGCGCAAATCGCCTAAAGCGATTTTCGCCGCTGGGTGGTGTTTTACCTTCATGTCGATCGTAGTTTCTGTGGCGGTGCTACGTCGAGGTTGTGGAAACTACGCGCGGGCGAGGCGTCGAGGCGACCGGCCGGCGGCCCGGTTTCGTTCGGCGCACGTCAGAATGGCGCTTGACACTCGGGCGCCCCTCGGATGATTGTCGGCAAATGCAACGCTAACCGATGGCGGGCAACGCCGCCCTTGACGGGCACTAGGTCGACTGAGCGAGTAAGTAAAATGCTTGTCCCGAAATCCACCCAGCCGGAAGATGCGCCGAAGATGAGGGTGCGTATTCTGGAGCGCCTCATGAAGATCGGCGCGACTGAGTACGAAGCAAGCGAGGCCGCCGGGCTTCATCGGAACTACATCTTTGACTTCCTCAAGGGTCGGAAGGACACTCTCCGCAACCGGAACCTCGCGAAGATCGCCGAGGCGCTCGGCGTCGATCCGGACTGGATCGTGGGGAAGACGGACGATCCGGAGATCAAGCCGCTGACCGGGCGCGATCGGCGCAACGTCCAGACCGGCACCCTGCGGCAACTCTCGCAGCCGACGGTCGACGTCCCGCGGGTCGACGGCGGGGGGTCGTGATGCCCGACCCCCGCACCGACGCGCAGGTCGCGCGCCGGCTTGAGATCGAGCGCGGGCGGCTGCCCGACCTCGACGAATATCGCGCCGTGGCGTCTGCCGCCGCGGACCTCGACGACGATCTCGCGGGCCCGCGGCGTTCGCCGCTGCGGCTCGTTCCCCGGGAGGAGTGACGGATGAAACGCGCCAGTGCGTTCAAGGCGTTCCTACGCCGCACCACGATCCTGCCGGCGCTTGTCGCGGCCGGGATCGTCGCCAGCGGGCCGACGCGCGAGCAGCGCATCGCCCGGTACCGCGAGACGCTCAAGGGTATCCCGGGCGCCGACCCGGCGAAGATCACGGTCGTGGCCGCCATGCTGGCGGACGGCGTGATCTCCGAGGTCGATATCCCGAAGATGATTTTCGGACGCGACCACGCCCGTACGGCATCGGCGACCCCGGAACACGTCGACACAAGCTTTGTCGTCACGAGGGCGAACTAATGGGCGAGCAGACCGCGATAAGCTGGGCCCGTCACACTTTCAATCCGTGGATCGGTTGCCAAAAGGTCTCGCCGGCGTGCGACGGCTGCTATGCCGAAGCCCTCATGGACAAGCGGCTTGGCCGCGTCTCGTGGGGTCCGCATGGCGAGCGGGTCCGGACCTCTGAGGCGAACTGGCGTGAGCCGCTCAAGTGGAACCGGCGCGCGCTCGCTCGCGGGCGTTCCGGTCGCTCGTCTTCTGCGTCGTCGCTCGCGGACGTGTTCGTACAACCGCGTGCCGCGCCGGTGGCGGCGCGACCTGTTCGATCTCATCGCCGAGACCCCGGGGCTGATCTATCTGCTGCTGACGAAGCGGCCCGGGAACATCGAGAAGATGGTTGACGACGCCGGCGGGCTGCCGCGCAACGTCGCGCTCGGAACGACCATCGAGGATCAGGAGCGCGCGGACGCGAACCTGCAGGCGCGTGCGGCGCGGCGCCGAAACCTGCGCGCCGCTTTTCACGTTCGTCTCCGTGCGAACCCCTGCTGGGCCGCATCGTCCTCGGCGACGCGGCGTCGTGGCTCGGGTGGGTCATCACCGGCGGCGAGACCGATCAAGGCGACCACAAGGCGCGGATCAGCGATCCCGATTGGTTCCGGTCGCTCCGCGACGAGTGCGCCGTCGCTGGCGTGCCGTTCCACCACAAGCAAAATGGCGAGTGGGTGGAGTTCCGCCAGATCGACGGCGCCAAAGGGTGGGAGTTCACCCGCGAGCGCGCCGACGGCGAGCGTCTCGGCATGATCTTCGACCGCGAGGGCGAGGCGATGCTTGACGGCGCCGAGTTCCCGACCCGGTACCCGTTCCCGGGCGCGATGGGGTTCGCCACCGATGTGGGTCCCGGGATGGTCCGCGTCGGCAAACGACTATCCGGCCGGCTGCTGGACGGCGTCACGCACGCGGCGTTCCCAGCGGTCGCGACCTCGCCGCTTGTGCGCGGCGTGGTCGTTCCGCTTTTGAGGGCAAGCGCATGAAAGTCGTCGGCTACGTCACCGAGGACGACGTCCCGGAAGGCCTGCGCGCGGCCGCGTACGTGCTGAACGGCGCGAATGTCCTCGGCATCCGGTTCAACGGCCGGACCGTCGAGGAGGCGCGCCAACGGGCCGCGGAACGTGGCTTGAGGCCGAGCNNGCCCGCGTCGCCAAGAGCGCGGCCGGGATCGCCCGACAGGATCGCGCGCGCGCTGCCGCGGCGAAGGAGGCGGCCGGCGACACGCCGGCGCCGAAGACGAAGCGCCGCAAGGCAACAGGAAAGTAATCACGATGGCGAAACGAGCAAGGCCTGCCAATTCCAAGCCGAACGAGTTCGATCCCGACGTGCTGCGGGAGATCGTCAAAAAGTATGACGAACTGAACGAGGAACTCGCGTCCGAGAAGGGCGCGTTCATGAAGCGCGCCCGGACGATCGGCGACCGCCGGAAGAACCTGCTGGTCGAGGCAAAGCAGCGCGGTATCCCGACGGGTATTCTGACGAAGACCCTCAAGGTCCGCGACCATATCCACAAGGCGCAGGGCATCCGCGACGATCTGGAGCCGGACGATCAGCACCAGTTCGACACGATGGCGAAGGCGCTCGGCGGGTTCGCGGACACGCCGCTCGGCGAGGCGGCGATGAAGTCCGCAGCCGAACGCGCGGCCGCGGCCGCGAACCTCGACGAACTGACGATGCAGTAACGGGGGCGGCGGCGGCGATGGCACCGAGGCGACTATTCCTACCCATCACGGTCGCGGCGGAAGCCGGTCGCCGCCGCATCCACCGGATCATCTGCTCGTGCTGCGGGTTCGCCGATGACGTCTCGGCGAACACCATCGGGGGCGCCCGCGCCACCGAGGACCTCATGAACGTCTGGCGCCGGCGCGGATGGGAGGTCGGGCGCGCGCCGAGCAGCGACAAGTGCCCCGTCTGCATCACCGGCGAGCGTCGCCGGCTCACCCCCGCGAACACCCCCTACGCCACCGTGGAGAAAGCGCCGATGACCGTCGACAAGGGGACAAGCGAGAACGTCGTGGCGATGCCGGTCGCGGCAGCGCCGCCTCGCGTGATGGGGCGGGAGGATCGCCGCCTCGTCTTCGCCCGGCTGCATGAGGTCTATCTCGACGAACGCCGCGGCTATGAGAACGGCTGGACGGACGCGCGCGTTGCCGAGGACCTCGGGGTGCCGCGCGCGTGGGTCACTGAGGTCCGCGACGAGAACTTCGGGCCGATCCGCGACAACGAAGAAGTCCGGGCCGCCACGGCGCAGATGGACGCCATCGCGGCGGAAGCGCTCGCGCTGCTAGAACGCTCGCGCCGTCTGCTCGATGGCGCCGATGAGTTGCGTTGTGACCTCGACCGGATCGCGACCGCGCTCGCCGAGGGAAAGGCGGTCGTCGATAAGCTGCGCAAGGCGGTGGGGCGATGAGCAAGCCGCTGCCACGCATCCTCGCGCTCGATATCGCGACGCACTTCGGATGGGCTTACGGCATCCCGGGCGAGACGCCGCGAGGCGGCGCCAAGCGGTTCGCGGTCGCGGGCGCGAGCAATGGCCTGATCGGCCGCGGCTGCCTGAACTGGTTCGTCGAGTTCCTCAAGGTCTCGCCCGTCGATGCCCTCTACTTCGAGGCGCCGTTTGATCCCCGGCAGATGGGCGATCGGACGACCTTCGCGACGGCGCGCGTGCTGATCGGCCTGCCGTTCCTGATCGAGACGCTCGCCGAGGCGAAGTCGATCTTCCGCGTTCGCGAGTGCATGGTCGGGGACGTCCGCAAGCACTTCACCGGGCGCAATGCCCGTGGCGACGACGGCAAGGCCTCGGTCCAGTTGCAGTGCCGCGCGCTCGGCTGGTCGTTCTCGAACGACAACGAAGCCGACGCCAAGGCGGTGTGGTCCTACGCGTGCTCGATCGAGGCGCCGGGCATCAAGCCGGCGGCGACGACGCCGCTGTTCTCGTTCCGCCCGAAGTCCGCCGACCCGGCGCCAGCCGCGACACCGTCCGGCCGGCCGTCGTCGATCATCCTGCCTGACGTCGATGAGAAGGACGAAATCCCATTTTGACCACGGATCGCACCCCCGTCCGAACTCTGGACGACCTCGCGACCCTCGACGACGTCGAGGTCGTCGAGGGTTACCACGACGGCCGCGAGGGGTTCCCCTGCGGGGAGAACCGCTCGCGGTCCTATTGGCACGGGCACCGCAACGGCCGGGCCGACGCGGGCCTGACGCCGCTCGATGACGCGATGCGCGAACTCGCGCACGTCTACGTCGAGGCGGTCACGATGCCCGTCATGGGGCGCGCTTGATGCTGCGCGTCCTCGTCTGCGGCGGTCGTGACTACCGCGACCTTGAGAAGGTCCGCGAGGTCCTCGACGGCATCCACGCCGAGCGCGGGATCGCGCTCATCATCGAAGGCGGTCAGCGGACCTATGAGCGGGCCCGCGACCACGACAGCCTCGTGGGAGGCGCCGACGGTCTCGCGTGGCGGTGGGCGAAGTGTCGGGGCGTTCCGTGCGTCACCGAGGCGGCGAACTGGCGCCGGCGCGACGGGTCGATCGACTATGGCGCCGGTCCGGCGCGCAATACCCTCATGCTGGAACGACACCGCCCGGACGTCGGTGTGGTGTTCCCGGGCGGTCGCGGGACCGCGGACATGCGCGGCAAGCTCGCCGCCGCCAAGGTCGAGATCATCGACGTCGCGCCGCGGGCGATGACCGCCTCGGCGGTCCGGCGGATGCAGCGCCAGTACGGCAAGGCGCGCGCGAGGGGCGAGGCATGACGCCTAACCCGTACCTCGTCCGCGCCTTCTGCGACGCTCACCCGCTCGCTCGCCGAGCGCGCGGCAACTCGCGCTGCTGCGGCGATCCGTCGACTCGCCNNCCGGCTGGACTGTGGAGCGAGTGGTTCCCGGACGTTCGTCGTCCGCCGGTCCCGATGTATTCGAGCGGCAACCCCCCGCAGGCGATCCGCGACTTCATCGTGGCGAACCGCGACCGCGAGGACGTCTGTCCGCTCTGCTGGCAGCAGCCCTACACGTCCGGCGCGTGGTGGCCGGAAGCCGGCGCGGCGCGAGGAAACCTCCGGTGGCACGCGTGCTGCTACGTCGCGTGGTCGGTGTGGACCGGGACGGCAAAGCAACTCGACCTCCCGCGATACCTCGCGCGCCGTCAGGGGTTCGTCTGCGTCGAGACCGGCGAGCCGCTCAAGGTCGTTCGCGAGGCCACGAGGGTGGACGCCTACGGGTTTGCTGAGTTCCGTCGCGTCGAGACGCTCGCGCAGGTCGACGTCGACCACGAGGAGCCGCTGTGGCGGGTCCGGGCTCAAGCGGACCGACACGCGTGGCCCGACGTCCTGCGCTTCTGGGGGGTCGGGAACCTCAGGGCTGTCACGAAAGAGGGCCACAGGATGAAGACGAGCCGCGAGGCGGGCGAGCGCGCCGCGGTCCGCCGGGCCGAACGCGCCGCTGCGAAGGCCGCGGCCGCGGTGCCGGCATGACGGACGTCGTCGCGACATGCCCGTGCTGCGGTGGCGCCGTCGATCCGCTGGCGCTGCTCGTCGACCTCGAAACGAACACGATCGCGTCCGGGGGGTTCGCCGAACGCGTGAAGCCGCAGCACGCCGAGTTCGCGCACGCCTTGCTCAAGGCCTACCCGCGAGCCGTGACGGTCGACGCACTCCGGACGGCTCTGTGGGGGATGGGCAACGAACCCGACGCGTCGCTCATGTCGATCCGGGTTGCTGCCTCGCGGGTCCGCGCTGTCGCGCGCGGGATGGGGTTTTGACGTGGTGTCGGTCGGGCCGAACGCCTACCGGCTTGAGAGGGGAAAGACGACGTGATCAGGCCTCGGAACATTCTGCCGATCCTCTTTCAGCCGGCGATGGCTGCCGCGATCCTGCGCGAGATCACGGCGCCCCGGACCGGGAAGGTCCAGACCCGCCGCATCCTCAAGGCGCAGGATGCCGTGCAGTTGATGTGCCGGACCTGCGGCGCCAGCGAACGCGAGATCAAGGCCGATCAGTGCCGGTGTGGCGGCAACGGCAACATGCAATGGACGCCTTGCGCGGTCCCACGGTACCGCGTGAACGACGTCCTGTATGTCCGCGAGCCGTGGCGCGTCGGCGCCAAGCATGACGCCACGCCGCCGCGCGACCTGCCGGTCGACCGCGGGATCACGACCCTGTTCACGGCCGGGGGGTCGCGCGCTCGCGGCCCGCTGTCCGGCGGCGAGCCGGGCCCGTACGTCTGCGATGCCTCGTGGCCGGTCCCGGGTCACATGCCGATGTGGGCGGGAAAGGAACGCCGCGGGATGCACCTGCCGCGCGCCTTGTCGCGCATCACGCTGGCGGTCACGCGCGTCATCGTCGAGCCGCTGAACGCGATCCCCGAGCAGGACGCTATCGACGAGGGCGCGGTCCCGGTGAAGATCGGCGCGCTGCCGGGCGTTCCCGATCCGATCGGCTACCACCACGGTCAGCAGCTTGCCCCCGGCATGGAGGCGTTCGTGACTGCGCGCGCGAGCTACCGCCACCTGTGGAACGGGATCAACGGCGCCGGCTCGTGGGAGGCTAACCCGTGGGTGGCCGCCTACACGTTCCGGCCGATCCACGCGAACGTGGATGACATTCTGGACGAGCCGACCCGCTACGGTTTCTTCGCATGATCCGCGAGGAAGCGATGACCACGACCCTCGGGGCGACCCGGGTGCCGATCCCGCTCGGCGATGCGATGCGGCTGATCCTCGCCGAGGCGGTGCGCCTGGACGGCGTTCAGGCTGACGTGGTCGCCAAGGGGTTGCAGGACGCGCCGGCGCCGTCGGCGGTTCGGCGCGCGACCGCGTGCCGGCGGGCGCACGAAATCCTCGGCGCCGTCCTGCCGTACGCCGAGCAGATCGGCGAGACGATCGAAAAGCTGCGGCGATACGAGGGGCGGCTGCCGGTTCGCCCGACCGCCGAGGAGATCGAGACGTCCACCGCCGACCTGACGCTGTGGGGGGTCGTCCATTACCTCGGCGTGGCGGCGTGCGAGATCGAGCGATCCGATCAAGTCCGGGTCGAGTGCGGCTTGCAGGACAAGCCGAACCGCGACGTTGCGGCTCTAGTTGCCGCCCTCGACGCCGCGCGTGATATCGTCGAGGTCGTGGCGACCTATCCGAAGCAGATCGCCGACCGCCTCAGACAGTTGCGTGACCGGGGACCTCGCCGATGACCGATGACAAGGGGGACGCGAAACGCCCGCGGCTGGTTCGCAAGGCGGACGTCGCCGCGTTGGCGAACGCGAAGCGCAGCGTCGCGCTCACGCAACGGCCGCTGCCGCGGCGCGTCTATCACGCCCGGGATCAGATGCTGTCCGCGTTCTGGGCCGGCATGGGGTTCACGGGCGAGGAGATCGCCGAACGGCTCGGCGGAACGACAGGCCAGCGGGTTCGCGCGATGCTGCACAAGTGCGGCATCCGGATGCGGCGCCGGCCGGCCGACGACGAACTCATCGCGGTCCGGTGCCGGCGGTCCGACCGCAAGCGCCTCTACGCCGAGGCGTTGAACCGCGGCGTCAACCCGGATGAGTTCGCGCTCGCGATCCTGCGCAACGCCTTGGCGCAATCCCCGGAGTTCCTCGCCAGCATGGCCGACGCGGCTGTGGCGGACAACGAAGGCGAGCGCGATGCGTGACCGCGGGCGTTTCGATCCGATCGACCTTGAGGCGTTGAAGGCCGACCATCCGCTTTCGGGACTGTTCGAGCAGCACGGGTTCAAGGTCCGGGGACCGCGCGGCGGTCACGGGTTCTGCTCGTGCCCGTGGCATCCGGAACGCAGCGGGTCGTGCCACGTCGACGACCGCAAGGGCTATTTCCACTGTTTCGGATGCGGGGTTTCGGGCGACCACTTCGACGCCTTGCAGCACTTCCGCGGCATCACGTTCGTGCAAGCCGTCGAGGAACTCGGCGGCGTCCGTCCGGTCTCGCCGGAGGATCGCCGGCGGTTCGAGGAGCGGCAACGCGAGATCGACGAGCGGGCGCGCGCCGACCGCGCCAAGGCGAAGACGAAGGTCGAGGCGTTGTTCGAGCGCGCCAAGCCGATCGCCGGGACGCACGCGGCCGCGTACCTCGCCGCCCGGGGGCTCAAGGTCGCGAAGGCGTGGACGTTCGATCTCCGGTTCGCGCCTGAGCTTCCCTATTGGGGCTTCGCGGATCGCGAGGCGACGGAACTCACGAACCTCGCCGCGACGCCTGCGATGCTCGCGGCGATCCGCGACGTCGACGGGAACCTCATCGGCCTACACCGGACGTGGCTCGATCCCGAGCGGCCTGAGAAGCTATCGCCGCCGGGCGATCGGTCCCGCAACCCGGCGCGCAAGGTCCTCGGCGACATGGCGGGCGGGATGATCCGGCTGTCGCCGATCGGGCCGCGGCTCGCGATCGGCGAGGGCATCGAGACCTCGCGATCATGGTACGCGCTGGGGCTCGGCGGAGACGACGTCTCGATCGCCGCCGCGGTGTCGCTCGGCAACATGGCCGGCCGCGCGCTGGCGTCGCGCCGCCACCCGACGGACGACAAGCGCCGCATCATGGCGGGCGGTCCCGATCCGGAAGCGCCGGGCGTGATCCTGCCGGACGTCGTCCGCGAGGTCGTGCTGATCGGCGACGGGGACAGCAACGCCGCGACGACCCGGTCGACGCTCATGATCGCCGGCGAGCGGTTCCGCCAGCAGGGCCGCAAGGTGTCCGTCGCGATGGCGCCCGACGGGTCCGACTTCAACGACCTACTGTCGAGCGACGGCGGCGACGTCCCCGACCCGGCGCCGGTCCGGACGTTCGAGGAGTTCGAGGAGGACAGCCGTCCGATCCTCGCGCCGCGGTTCATTTCCAAGTTCGGGGCGACGTGGCTCCACGAGATCACCGGCCGCAAGCCGGTGCGCAACTGGCTGGTGAAGGACCTCCTGCTCGCCGGGACGTTCGGCATCGTGTTCGGTCCGCCCGGGTGCGGGAAGTCGTTCCTCATGGCGGATATGTGCCTGACGTTGGCGACCGCCGGCGAGGGCGGTCGTCCGGAGTGGTTCGGGTACCGCGGCCGGCGCGCCGGGATCATCTACGTGGTCGCCGAGGGCAGCGATGACTTCACGATCCGGATGCACGCGTGGCGGCAGGCGCACAACGTCGCGGACGACCTCGTGGTGCCGTTCGTCTTCCTCCCGACGTCGGTTGACCTGCGGTCGTCCGACGAGCAGGCGAAGCGGCTGGCGGATGAGATCGTGGCGCTATCGGCGCAGATGCTTGAGCGGTGCGGCGTGAAGACGGAACTCGTCGTCATCGACACGGTCGCGCGCGCGCTCGCGGGCGGGAACGAGAACGACAGCGCCGTCATGGGGGCGTTCGTCATCAACTGCGGGCTGATCCAGACCCTGACGGGCGCGGCCGTCATCGGCGTTCACCACGGCGGAAAGGAAGCCGGGCGGGGACCCCGCGGCCACGAGGCGCTCCACGGCGCGGCCGACCTTGAGATCGAGGCGGCGGGCGCGATCGACGGGAACCCGAACGTCTGGACGGTCCGCAAGTTCAAGGCGGGCCCGGCTGGCGCCGCCCACCCTTTCCGGCTGCGGCCGATCGAGGTCGGGAAGGACGAGGACGGCGACGCGATTACGTCCTGCGTCCTCGTGTCGAAGATGGGCGACAGCACCGAGAAGTCGGCTCGCGGCCGGCCGTTCTATCCCAAGGGCGAGAACCTCGCGCTGCTCAAGGCGATGGAGCAGACGTTCAATAACACAGTTGCGGACGTCGTTATGCGCTCGCCCGATATGATTTTGGGCGGGAAGTCCGAACGCGTTAAAGACTTGGTGAAGACGGCTGCGGTAAAGCAAGTCTTCGAGGATGCGATGTGGAGCGCGAAGTCCGGCGAAGACGACGACGTTACGAGGCGGAAGATCGGGCAGGCGTTCTCGCGAGCTATCGGCAGGCTTTCCGATGCTGGCGTAATCGGTTCCTACAAGGGGCTGCTGTTCTTCACTGGCGTCTCAATTCAAGGCGTCAAGGTGTTGGGCGTTGAAGGCGTCGTGGATTACAGCAACCGAGGCGACGCCATCCCGGATCGGGTCGACGATCAAGAGCCGCCCATGTTCGCGGACGCGTACATTCACGACATTGTGGGCGACAACTTCGGGGGTCGCTCGTGACCAGAAAACGCGCCCGTGTCATCAGTCCGCGCGACGCCGTCAACCTCGATGATGAGGCGCGTAACCGCTTTCTCGCCCTTTGTCACAATATCCCGGTGCCGGACGGGATGCGCGAGGAGGTCGTCGAGCGGCTTGTGCTAGCCGCCAAGGTGGCGGAGCGCACCGGCGGTCGCGTCGGACCCCGGGGTTGCGCGACCGTGTGGCCCGAATACTCGAATGAGCCAACCGAGGCGCCGGACGACGACGAGGACGACGCTCCGCCGGAACGGTTCAGTGCGACCGCCGAGCAGGTCGCGCAAGCCGACGAGGCGATGATGTGGGCGATGAGGTTCGTCCCCGACGACCGCGAGCGTCAGGCCCTCGCGTGGTGGCTCCAATGCAAGGCGCGCCGGCGGAAGTGGAGCAAGTTGCTGCGCGCGCTCGGCATCGCCAGCGGGACGGCGCGGCACCGCGTCGACCGCGCGATCTACTCGATCACCGTCGGTCTCGTCCGGGCGGGGGTCGTTCTCAAGGCGGACGACTAAAGAAAGAGTTCAGGAGAACGCAATGGCAGGCTCAGTCAATAAGATCATCGTGATCGGTAACGTCGGGAAAGACCCGGAGGTCCGTAAGAACAAGGCTGGAAAGGAGTATGTGACGTTCAGCGTCGCGACCTCGGAGACTTGGAAGGACCGTAGCGGCGAGCGTCAACAGGAGACGACTTGGCATAACATCACCGTCTACGCCGAGGGTCTCGTGAAGGTCTCGCGCGACTATATTCGCAAGGGGTCGAAGGTCTACGTCGAGGGGACGTGGAAGACCTACAAGTATGCGAAGGAAGGCCGCGAGGCGATCGGGCACCACATCGTCGTCAACCCGTTCGGGGGCTCGATCACGCTGCTCGACGGGAAGGACGACCGCGGCGGCGGCGAGGACGCGCGGGCGCCGAATGATGACCGCTTCGACAGCAGCCGCAACCGCAGCAGCGGCTCGGCATCCGGATCGTCGCCGGGCGGCGNCNACCCGGCGCTTGACGACGACATTCCGGTTCTGACCCCGGGGGATCAACCCATGATGCTCGCACTCGCGATCTCTGTCGTTTCCATCCAAGCCGGCGCGATGCTGGTCGTGGTGGCGTTCTTCGCCCACCCGGCGCCGAACATGCGTTCCGTGTTCTGGCTGCGCGTCGCCCCGGTGGTTCTGTCGGGCCTGCTCGTCGGGCTCGCGTCCGCGCAACTCGGTTTGATCCTCGCGGGGGTCTCGCCGTGATCGTCCCGCCCTATCCGTTGACGTGGCCGGCCGGGCAGGAGCGGACCCTGCCGAGCCGGCGCCAGAAATCCCCGTTCCGCACGACGTTCGCGGCCGCGATCCAGAACGCGACCGACAGCCTCCGGAGGTTCGGCAACGATGCCGGGTTCCGGATCACCGACACGATCCTGTCGACGAACTACCACTTTATGGACAAGGCGCCGGCCGATCCCGGCGCCGTGCTGTGGTTCCGGATGGATGGCGACACCATCGCGTTCGGCGTGGATCGGTTCGAGCGTCTCGACGCGAACGTTCAGGCGATCCACCACATCATCGAGGCGCGCCGGACCGAGTTGCGGTACGGGGGCCTGACGCTCGTGCGCCGGACGTTCACGGCGTTCCGGGCCCTACCGGCGCCCGCTGGCGCCCGTGACTGCTGGGAGGTCCTCGGCATCAAGCCGGGGTCTCCCAGCGTCGAGATCGAGCGCGCGTGGGCCGCGCTCGCGAAGAAGCACCATCCCGACAAGCCGGGCGGCGACGCTGCCTTGATGGCTGAAATCAACCGCGCTCGCGACGAAGCGCAGAGGGCAATCGCATGAACGAGAAAGAGAACCCCGCCGGTCAGGGCATCCCGATGCAACCGAGCGCACCGATGGCGCTCGCCGATGTGCTGTCGGCGCTCGGCACTGAGTTGCCGCGCCTGAACGCGCGGGTCGACGATCTCCTGCGGGAGAACAATCGGCTTGAGGCTGACGCGCGAGCGTCCCGGGCCCGCGAGGCGGCGATTGCCGACCACAACGCCGTCCTGATCGAGACGGCAGCGCGGATGAAAGAGGAGCGCGACGCCGCGCTCGCCGGCCGCGAGGCGAGGGTCGCCGGCGAGGCGCCGCCGGCGCCGGATAGCGAGTGGCCTGTGCTCACGGACGCGTATCTGCGGGGGCTGATCGAGGCGTTCGATCGGAACGACGGGGACAACACCCCGACGCCGCGGCTCGATATCTCGATGGACCTCGTCGACGCGATGCAACGTCTTCTCGACGCGCGCGCGCTTCTCATCAAGCCGGTCGCTCGCGAGCCGAACGCCCCGCCGAGCTACGAGGAAGCGGTCGCGTTGCTGGACGCCTACGCGGCGGAGCAGAACCCGACGACTCGGGCTCTGCCGACCGCCTCGCCGACATGCTCGCCCGCATGACGACGGATCGCGACGTGAAGCGCGCCGAGGGCGAAGAAGAGATCGCGCGGCTGCGCGGCATCATCGAGCGCGACCGCTGTCGGGTGGCTCGCGCGCTGGCGGCGATCCGCTCGCGCGTCTCGCTCTACCGGATGCCGAACAATTCCGGGTCGGTGAGCGCGGCTCGCGTCGACGAAGCCTTGCAGTTGATCGACAGCGAGGCGAACGCGCTCGTGCCCGTCGCGGTCTCGCTCGATGGCGGGCCGATGACCGACGAGGCGCGCGCCGCCGCGCAGGCGGATCAACCCGCCCCCGAGGTTGCGTACGTTGGAAACGCGGGACCGCGCGACGCATTCATCCACATGGACACCCTTGAGGCGATGGCGGCCGGGCTGGCGGCCGCCGTCCGCGAGGCGGACGCGCGCGAGCCGGGGTTCGAGGTCGATACCCCCGAATGGGCGAGGCGCGTCTATCTCGGCGCGTGGGCGGCCGCAAAGGCTGGCGTCTACGACCTCGACCGGATGGCGTCTGGCAAGCCGGCGAGCATCGCCAGCGCCATCGAGACGCTCGCGGTCGCGGCCGGGGTCCTCGCGTCGGCCGTCGGGAACGATGCCGGACCGATGGCAAGGGACGCGCAGAACGACGTTCGCCGGTGCGCCGACCTGCTCAAGCGGTACGGCATCCCCGGCATGACGACCGCGCCGGCCGGAACCGCGTGGCCGAAGCGGCCGCGCGCCCACACGGCCGCCTACGCGGAAGCTGACGTCGTGATCGACCTCGGCGGGCGGATTGTGAAAGAGAAGACCCCGGGGTGGCCGAACGGCTCCACGATCCGCGTCCTCGACGAGCGATACTTCTCAGGCCGGCGCTTGCCGACCGTCAAGGTCGTGACCGATCCCGCGGACCCCACGCCGTCGCTGTCCCGGGAGGAAAAAGGGATGCTCCTCGCCCTGCGGGATGCCCTCGCTGGCGGCGGCGGGTTTGTCTCTCAGGAGGGGCGGATCGTCAGCACGCCGACGTTCCGCGAGTGGTACCTGCGCGTCATCCTCGGCGATCGTATCGGGGACAACCCGCTGAACGACGCCGCTGTGGCGAGGGGCTTTCAGCAGCGTCTCGATGCCCTCACGCTCGTGGGCCTGATCGTCAAGTCCGGCGCCTACGTGACGCTGTCGGATGACGGCCGGCGGGCTGTCGAGCAGATCGCGCGCGAGGTCGATGCCGCCGAACCCGCGACGTCGCCGACCTCGACAGACAAGGCGGCGCTGCTCGCCCTCGTGGAAGCGTTGCGGGTGTGCGGCATCAAGCCGTCGGACGAATGGGCGCCGCGTGTCGTCAGAATTTCCGTCTGGCGCGACGTTTTCGGGCGCGCCGTCGCGGGTGATCGCCACGACGCGCCGGACGGGACCAAGGCGCACCTGAGCGACCTATTCGATGCCGCGCGCGCGCGGCTCCGGACGTCCGGTCTCGTGAAGACGCACGGCGCGATACTCGGGTCTCACCGACCTCGGTACCGTAGACGGCGCAGCGCCTCGCGCGGGAGAACGTCAATGCCGGCGCCTGACGTTCGGCTCATCGCGGCCGTCGGGCGTTCGCGCCAGATCGGCCTTAACGGCGGGCTGCCGTGGTCTCGCGCCGACGGGGACCTGCCGTTCTTCAAGGCGGAGACGATGGGCGGGCTTGTGCTCGTCGGCTTCTGGACGGCGCTTGAAATGCCGCGCGACCTGCCGGGCCGAACGCTCGTCGGGGACCTCAAGTCCGAGCCGCCGGCGGAACTCGCGGCCCGGCTGCTCGCGCAGTACACTCCGCCGTCCGGCATCCTGTGGGTCGCCGGCGGGGCGAAGACTTACGCGCGGTGGATCGCCTCGGGGATCGTCCGGCACTACGTCCTGACGTCGATCGACTATGACGGACCGGCGGACACGTACCTGCCGCGCCTCCCGTGGGAACGCGATCCGCGCAACTAAATGCAACGAAACGTCTGGACGCAAGCGGCCGTTGCGTCCTATTCTGGCCCGTCGCCGAAACCTCGGCGGCGGGCCTTTTGCTGTCCGGAGACCGTCAATGTTGCCCTACACCACCATCGTCGCCGCGCCGTGGTTCAACGCCTACGGGGCGACCCTCGACGACCCGACGTCGTTCCGTCACGTCATCGGCCTCGTCGAGCGCGAGGTCGTGAGCCTGCGCCACGACCTCAAGCACTACGAGGTCTTCCCCGACGTCATGGAGGAGTGCAACGCCGCGCTCGCGGCCGCGGACGATCTCTTGACGCGGATGCGCGTCCGTCTCGCCGCGATCATCGCGCCGGCGGTGACGTCGTGAGCGCGCCCCGGGCCGAACCCACCGCGCATGATCGGTTGCTTGAGGCGATGCAGAGCGTTTCCGCCATCATGAAATACAAGCTCCCCGCTGCGCGCGAGGCGCCAAACCAGCGCGCGTTCGCAGTGCGCCGCCTCGTCGCTCAAATGTCGACTAGCGGTCGCGGCACCCCGGGCGATCCCGCGGTCGAGGCCGTCAACCGGGCCCTCGCGGTCGCCGAGGCTGCGGAACGCGTCAACGGCTGCGAGGAACGCGATGCGGAACTTGAGCGGTGCGCTGACGTGCTGGACGACCTGCGGCAGCAACTGCCCGCGCTCGCCATCGCGGCCGCGGACGAGTTGCGCGACGTCGCGGCCCGCCTTCGCGCCGAGGTCGAGACGTGAAAATCCCCGTCATCCAATGCGCCGTCTGCAACGGTCCGGTGGAGCAGATGACCGTCACCGAGCGGCCGGAACTTGGCCCGGCAACGTGCACGGTTTCGGTTCGCTGCCACGGCGACAGACAGGTCGAGACCGTCGACATGCTCGCGTTCGCGCCCCCGTGGAAGATCGTCGCCGCCCGGGCGTTCGTTGGCGCAAGCGCGCCGTTCACAAAGGAGACCTTCAGATGAGGATGGGCAGGACCCGCGGCGAGTTCGCGGACCCGCGTCGACCGCTTGAGCGGCCGACGGAGCGCGCGACGGATCACGACGGAGTGGTGCGCGAGCATCCCGCGTTCGGCTGCGTCGAGGTCGTCCGCCAGACGGGCGGGCGGGACGCCATGTTCCGGTCGGGGCTCGCGGTCTCGACGTCGATCATGGTCCGCGTCTATGAGGCCGAAGAGGTCCGGCGCTTGCAGTCGTCGACGCACTACGCGCGCTCGCCGATTGTGCAGTTCTCGATGACGGAACTCCAATGGGCTCAGTTCGTCTCGGCGATCGGCAGCGGCGGCGGCGTGCCCTGCACGTTGGAATATCGCCAGACCGGCGACATGGTGCAGGTCCCGGCGATCGAGGACCGGACGGCTGCCGAGGACCGCGCGCAGCACATCGCCGAGACGGCGGAGCGGCAGCTTGCGCACCTGCGGGAAGCGATGGCGATCGTCGACCGCCTCGCGGCGCCGGGCACCAAGGTCTCGAAGGCGGACCTCGCCGAGGTTCAGAGCAAGTTGCGGAGCGGCGTCACGCACGCGCCGAGCAACTTCAAGTTCGCGGCCAACATGGTCACCGAGCATCTGAATGAGGTCGTCCACGAGGCGAAGGCGGAGTTGCGCGGCGCCCACGCGGCGCTCGGCCTGCCGGACACGTCGATGCCGCGGATCGAGCGGCTCGCGCCGCGGATGCTCGGCGAGCCGGGAGACGACGCATGAACGTTCATCGCCCCCCTGAGCCGGGTCGCCGGCGGGCCCTCGTGCGCCTCGTCGTCGCGCTCGGTCCGCTCGCGGTCATCCACGTCGTCGTGCTGGCGGCTGAGTTCGTCGCCGAGCGCGGCGATCGTCTCTACTGGTCGCTTGTCGGGTGGATGGAGCGATGAGCGCGGTCGCGGCGATACTGCGGCGGTTCGGCTACGTGCCGGCTGCCGCGCACCGCGTCGAGGTCCGGCGCGAGACCTTGCGCGAGGCGGTCGTGGAAATCGAGGCGGCGTGGCGCGAGGCTGACTGCGGCTGCGTCCCGTGTCACGGCCACGCCGAGCGCGACGCGACCTATGAGCACTGCCGCGATATCGTCGACGGTCTCGCGGGGGAGGACGGGCGATGACCGGGCTTCGGTTCGAGCCGGGCCCGCGTGGGAGCGGGCAAAGTTTCTACGTCTGGTCGGGGGTGCAGATCGTCGGGATGATCGTCGACCGTGGCCCGGGTGAGTTCCGGTGGACGGTGAACGTCATCGGTTACAGGGCGGGGTCTAAGGCCGGGACGGTCTCGACCTTGAAAGCCTCTCGCGCGGCCGTCCGGCGCGCGTGGGCGCGGTTCCTCGCCGACGCGGCCCTCGCGCCCGCCAGCGACCTCGCGCTCGCCACCGAGGCTCTGAGGGGCGCGCGCAAGGCGCTGCACGAAATTCGATGGATCGCCAACACCGGCATGGCGATCGACCCGCTCGCGAAGGTGGATGCCGCGCTCAAGCGGCTCGGCAAGGGAGAGACGGAATGAAGGGCTTGACGTTCGTCCGTTGCGGACCGCTTGGCACGTCGCTGCGCGCGCATTCCGGCGAGGTCCCGGTCGGGCTTATCTCCCCTCACGCGAGGCGCGGCGGTGTCGCGGTGTGGGAACTCTACTTCACCGGCAGCCGGTCCGGAGCCGAGGTCGGCAGCGCGTGCGACATGGACGGCTGCAAAGAGTCGCGTTCGGAGGATGCCTGGGTGCGGGTTTCTCGACCGGGCCGGGCGTTATCCCGATCGACGGCCGGATCGTGCGCCACAAGCGCCGCGGTTCGATCGTACCGCGTGGTCCGGTGACGGGACGGCGCAGTGCGATAAGCCGATCCGCGACGGCGACACGGTGGCGATCTATCGCCACCGCACCGAGGGTCGGCTGTGGGTCCGCCCGCCGGCGGAGTTCGATGACGGACGGTTCGAGCAGATCGGCGGTGGCGCGTGACCCTCCCGGCGCAGACCATCCGCCGGCTCCGGCCGATCGAACCCTTTCACGAGCGCACCGTCGCCGGCGGGAAGACGTTCGGCCTCGGCCCGGCCGGCTATGACGTCCGGATCGCCGAGACCCTGTGGCTGTGGCCGCTGTGGGGTCGGCTGGCGTCGACGATCGAGCGGTTCGACATGCCCGACGACGTCATCGCGGAAGTGAAGGACAAGTCTTCATGGGCGCGCAAGTTCGTCACCGTGCAGAATACCGTCATCGAGCCGGGGTGGCGCGGCTACCTGACGCTTGAATTGACGCGTCACCTGCCGTGGCCGATCCGTATTAAGGCCGGTACCCCCATCGCGCAGATCGTATTCAAGCGGTTGGAGGAGCCGACGGATCAGCCTTATCGCGGGAAATATCAGGATCAGAAGGCGGGCCCGCAGCCCGCCATTGATGAATACAAGCCGGGCGGCGGAGGATGGTTGTGATGACTGACGAAGAAGCTATGGCGAAGACCCCTGAGGCGCGGCTCGCCTACTACATCGCGAGCCTCGACAAGGGCCGGCGGCCGTTCAGCGACGAGTTCTCGGCGCGCGTCATCGCCGAGCAGGTCGCGGAGATCAGCCGGCTTGAGGGGGTGGCGCAGCGCGAGATCGCGCGCCGGATAGCTGCCGAGCAGGCGTTGAACGCCGCGCTTGCAGCCGAACCGGCGCCGGCGCTCGGTCGCGCCGCCGCGGACGTCATCGCCGAGCGGCGGCGCCAGATCGAAGATGAGGGGTTCATCCCGAACGCCGACGACAACTATTTCCGTGGCGAACTTGCGCGCGCCGCGGCCTGCTACGCGCACGTTGCGTCGATCCCGGGCAGCGCGAGGGCGGCGATCCCCGAGGGGTGGCCGACCGCCATGTGGCCGTGGGCGGCGAAATGGTGGAAGCCGTCGACGCCGCGGCGCGACCTCGTGAAGGCTGGGGCGCTGATCCTCGCAGAGATCGACCGGATCGACCGCGCCGAGGCGGCGGACGCGGACGACGGGGATTTCATTCACAGTCACGACGATGACGAAGCCATCGACCGCATGATCGAGGGTAACGCCGCGGTAGCGGGTCTCTGCCCTGACTGCGGAGGCGACGGCTTGAGCGACGTCGCCAAGGGGACTGCCTGCCAGACGTGCGACGGTGACGGAAAGGGTGGGACGTGATGGCGACCGATCCCGTTGACGAACTCGCGGACGTCCTCGCCGGCGAGATCGCGGCCGGGCACGGTGACGGCGCACGGTCCGTCGCGCAGGTCCGGCTCGGATGCGCTGGCGCTGCTGGACGTCGCGACATGCGTGAACGCGATGGGAGGTCCGCGCCGTCAATGGCGAGGGCCACAAGGTACCGGACCCGGATCGCGGCTACAGGTGGGCGTGGGACGCGTCGGACGAGAACCGCTTCGCCGCGGCTCGCGCGGCCGCGGCCGTCCACGTCGGACCCATCGCGGCGCGCTACGGCGCCGTTGCGCTGCTCGGGGGCGACCCCCGGGGTTTCACCATGTGGCTGATCCTCGCGAGCGGCCGCAGCAACTCTCACGGGATCGGATGGGGACTATGAACGACGGACCGGACGTCACCACCTATGAGATCGACGTCGCCGCGGCGGACGTCCTCGCCGCGGCGGCGATGCTGCCCCGCGAGGCGCGCCGCCTCCTCGTCGCCCGCCTCCTCGTCGAGATCGGGCCCGACGGTCTCGCCGATCTGTTCGTCGAGTTCATCGCGCTCGCGAATAGCGTCGCGGCGAACACCGCCGCAATGGCGGACCTCATCCTGCTGGAAGCCGGGATGCACCCGCACGACGCGGCGCGCGCGAACATGCCGACGGTCGCCGGCGCGATGGCTGGGGTCCGCCTCGCCCTCACGACGGGCGCCGATCCGGATGAGATGTGCATCGGCTGCGCGTTCCGGGTCGGGACGCCAGCGAACCAGTCGCCCTCGACGACCGTCGATGCCGCGTGGTCGATCGACCGCCGCAGTCCGTTCCTCTGCCACGAGGACGTCGACGCGGATCATCCGGTGCCGCGCCTCCCATGCGCCGGGTACGTCAAGGGATGCCGCGACGCGAAGGCGCGCGAGATCAGGGCGGTGAAGTGATGGCGGACGAACCGACCGGCCGGCCGCGCTGCCAAGCGGAAATCTACGTCCGCGACACCTATCGGGTCGCCCGCGGCACCAAGGCGGGCTTTCGGATGCACTACAACCGCGAGCAGTGCCGGCGCGCCGCGGCGGACGGCGCAAGCCTGTCCGGCGCCGACCTCTGCGCGCAGCACCGCCGGATCGAAGACGAGGGGCAGGTCGGTGTTCCGCGCACGGTACCCGCAGCCGACGGTTGATCCGACGTTGAAGCCACGGAAGGGAAAGCGATGACGCGATTTCACAACGGCTGGCGGGGGCTCGCGCTGATCGCGCTGGCGTCGGCCGGATGCTGGTATGTCGTCGAGACGTTCCCGGGCGGTTCGCTTCCGCGCGTCGTTCTCGGCATCGCGGCGACGGTCGTCATGTTCATCGGCGCCGCGCTCGTCAACGGCTACGCGTACGGGAGGAACAAGCGATGATCGACCTGACGGCCGCGACGCTTTCCGCGCAGTCGTTCAAGCCGCGCCCGGCGGGTGTTTGGCTCGAATGCACGACATAGCAACCGCCACGTCGACGTCCATCGTCGGATCGAACACCGCCGAGTGTGTCGCCGCGCCAGCGGCGGACCTGTCGGGCGTCTTCCGCCGGCACGGCTGGACGGGCGACGGTGATCGGATGCTGAGACCTCGCTGCCCGACTTGTTCCGGCGTGACGGCTGGGCTGGGCTTGGAGAAGCGCGAGCGGTTCCAAGAGGCGCACGTCATCACCACGGCCGTCGCCGGCGAGACGTTCGTCCGGCGGGACTTCGCCGGTTTCGTGCCGCAATCATCGAGCGAAAGGAACGACGAATGACTAACCGCAACCTCGGCCCGCCGTCGGCCGAGTTCACCGTGATCGCCCGGCCGGACGGTACCATGCCGGACGGCGAGGCGATCCGAGCCAAGTTGGAAGCCGCCGGCTTCCGCTTCGATCCCGACGGGGAGATCGCCTCCCCGATGGTTCGCGTCGACGTCCCGGGGGCGATCCTCATCCGCCAGTGGAACAACACGGAGACCCGCATGAGCGCGCATTGCTACATGACCCCGGACGCGGTTCGGGACGCCTTGAAGACGCTGGGCCTGACGCAGGCTGCCGCGGCCGCGATGCTGGGCATTTCCGATCGCGTGGTGCGCCGGTGGGTCGCCGGCGCGGTGCCGACGCCGCGATGGGCCGCGCTGCTGTTCGCGGTCATGCTGCGGCACGGGATCAGCGCCACGACGGTGGACGGGTACGTGGACGGGGGGACGGCTGTGATACAGCCAGACCACATCAATGTCGCGGGCCCGAACGGGGAAGTCTGGACGGAGCGCGTCGAGGTCTTCTGCATCGAGGCGAGCGTGCCGACGTCCTCCCCGCACCGCGACGGCGCAAGGGCGGAGTTCGTCCGCGCTCGCGCCGCTGCCGCCATGCGGATCGCGACCTTCATCCTCGACAAGGCCACGATGGATGAGGTCGGGATCAACCCGACCCGGCGCGACCTCCGGTGGACGCTGGCGGTCGTTCTGCCGCCCGACGGAAAGGGCAGCTACTTCGAGCAGCAGCTTCGTCGCGAGCGGATCGCCGGCTTCTACGAGGCGGTGACGCTCGCGGTCGACGTCCTGCGGGCAGCCGGCCGCGAGGCGCTCGCCGGCGAAGTCAAGGCGCGGGCGCAGCGGGCCGTTCCGGTCCGCGCTGGCGTCGACACCTTCAAGGTCCCGCCCGATCGCGCGGCGCTGCAAGCGATGGCGCTCGCGCTCATCGCCAGCAAGGCGCACGACCGCGACGCGAACCTCGCCGGCTCGTGGAGTTTCCGGTGGGCCGCGACCGTCGCCGAGATCGCGTCGACGGGGACGGACGAGGAGATCATGCGGATGCTCGTCGAGAACGGCGCATGACGACCTCGCGGGAACAACTCGAAGCGCAGATCAAGGCGGCCGCGTGGGCCGCCGTCGCGGCGCTCGGCGTTGCCGAGGCGAGCCGGATGCTGTCGGGCATCCAAGAGGAGATCGCCCGATCGCAGTGGAACCGGCCGGGGGACCGATGACCGCGCGCGAGCAACTCGCCAAGGCGCGGGATGAGGTCGCGAGGCTTGAGCGTCTCGCGATCATCGAGGCAAAGGACTGCGCGGCGAACGGGCACGTCTGGAAGCACATCGGCGGGCGCAACTGCGGGTGCCTATACGTCACCGGCTGCTCGGTCCCGGTCCACGAGTGCGTCGTCTGCGGCGACTGCGACTATGGCGACAACGCAGAGGCGGCGGGCATCATCGCCGCGTGTTCGGAGGCAGACGCGTGACGGTCTACGTTGACGACGTCCGGCACCGCTACGGGCGGATGGGGAGGGCACCGTGAGGCGGATTTACGAAGGCGACCGTCGCGAGGCGCGGCGGCAAGCGGCAGCCGTTTACCGCGCCGCCAACACCGAGGCGGCGCGAGCCTCATGGCGGCGATCGGAAATCAAACGGCTGACGGCGCAGGCCGGGCGTCCGAAGCCCGAAGTCTGCGACGTCTGCGGCGGAAAGGGTAATTATC